TCGGACAGCCTGCCCTGCTCGATCGTTGGCGCGTCGTTCGGGGCCATCAGCATGCCGGCCACCGCTGCGCCGATCTGGAACCCCTGCCACGCCGTCAGCGCATTGATGCCCAGACTGGCCCCAGGGATGCCGGCCAACGCCACGCCCAGGATGCCACCAAGAACTTCGCCCTTACTCATTCATCACCCGTATACCTTGGCCGCCAGACCTGGCCCAGCGTGTGCCGGTGGTCGTCGGTCAGCCGATGCTTGACTATGCGCAGCCAGTCCTCGCTGTGAACGATTCCCAGGCCGCCGCGCTCGTGGTCGTACAGCACGCCCATGTGCATGCTGCCGGCACCCTTGTGGAACGTCACCACGTCGCCGGCCTGCAGGTCGTCGGTCGTGCCTTCATCGAACCAGCTGGGCAGATGCTCGTGCGACAGTGCCACCAAGTCGGTGCGCCTCGAATAGTCGCGCACGTCCCAATCTGCCGGCAGGTAGCCGGTCGCATGGCCAGCCCCAACAATCAGCCCCCAGCAGTCGACACCACCTTGGCTGCCCTTGCTTCGCCCTTGCCACTTGAAGGGTGTGCCCACCCAGTCCAGAACCTCTGCCACCCACTGCTTACGTGTCATTACCCTGCCCTCACGATTCTGAGCATGACGTCGTTGCCCGGTATGTCGGGTTCACCGTCAAAGTTCAGAATGTTGTTCACGCCGCTGGCGTTGGACTTCAGCTTGCAGGCCGCCCGCGTCTTGGCGCAGCCCTCGTACACCGTGAACTCGTCGCCCACCTCGATCGGGATGGCCGCATCGGTCACCAGCAGTATAGAACCGTTGGCCTGGTCATAGTGCCGCACGTCGTGCCGCAGCCCTGCGTTGCTGCCGGCAGTCCACACGATGTACCCGTAATCGAACAGGCCATCAGCGAACGCGCCCACCAAGTCGGTGCTGCTGAACAGCTTGCGCGAATCCACGCCTGTCACCTCGGCAGCTTGCGATTCCTGGATGGCCTTGCACTGCACGGGGTCACCGAATGCCGCCCGGCACGTCGCCTGGGTCAGTGGCACGATGTTGGCCGCCAGCCACTGGCTGCCCCCACGCATTTCAGCATTGAACTGGTTCTCGGCCCGCACCTGCACCTCGCCCAGCACGCCCCAGATAAGTCGCACCTGGTCGCCGTCGGGGTCGTCGTAGTTCACCAAGAACTTGTACACGGTCGCGCCGTCAAACAGGCCAGCCCGCAGCTGCTCGGCCTCGATGATGCCAGGCCGCACGAATCCCACCACCTCGCTGTTGTCCACGGCCAGGCCAGCCGAACATTCCACGCTTGTGGGTTCCATGCCGCTGTTGGCGTAGTAGGTCAGGCCGTCGATTACCAGGTCCCTGCTGCAGCTCGTGAACCCGAACTCCTGGCCGGCCTGGGTGACCAGACGCCAGCACACCGCCAAGGTCGTGGTGGTCTGCTGCACGTGCGTCGCCAAGGTGCCGATGTTCCGCATGTCAGGCCCCCAGTTCCTCGATTACCCGCAGCTTCATGTTGGCCGCCTCGGGTGATTCCAGCAGAGCCATGACCATGCTGTCGTCCTGCCACCGCGCATGCACGTCAAACAGCAGCGCAGCCCTGATGGGGGTGCCGTTGCTTGGTGCGCTTCCAAAGGTCACCACGCCGGTGGACGTGTTCAGCGTGTACTGGCTGGTGTAGGCCTGTAGCGTCGTGCCCAGCCACACCCTCGGCCCCGTGTACCCTGGATTGTCGCCGGCAGTGTCAGCAGCCCCCCACTTGCATGGCTTGGTGATCTTGCGCCAGGTCGTGATGCTGCCGAACGTGTACGGCACCCGCAGCTGGAACTGCGTGGTGGTGCCGTCGCCGGTGGCGAATGCCTCGATGCTGGCAGGGGCCAGCGGGGTGATGTCGCCGGTGCCGCCGTACACGTCGCAGCCTGTCCAGTAGTGCAGCATATCCCTGAACCTGAAGGTGTAGCCCATGCCCCTCAGTGCCAGATAGAACGCCATCAGCTGGTGCCGCAGGGTGAAGTCCTTCAGGAACGCGCTGGCCTCGTAAACGAAGATGGGGTCGGGCCTGTCCACGTTGGCCTGCGCGTAGCCGCTGCGTGCCCGCGCGATAGACGTGGCGAAGGTGGGGCCGCCCTGGAACGCCTCGCAGATGCGCTGCGGCATACGGATATCTTGGAACGCCATGCACCGATTATGGCGCAGGGGCCGGCATTTACCGGCCCGTGAAGTTTCGCCCGCGCTGCCGGCCTATCGCCGCAGCCATTTCGCTGGCCACCTGGCCGCTGGCCCGCCTGAACCCAACGGTGTCGGGTGTGGTGATGTTCTGGGTCACGTGGATGATCGGGGCACCAGACTGCAGCAGCTGCTGGGTCTGGCTGCTGTTGTGCATTCTGCCGCCGCTGCTTGGTGGCGTCCACAGCTCGGGGCCGTACTCACCAACCAGGACAGGCTGGCCGATCATCGGCACGTCGCCGCCGGCAGCGAACCGCATGCCCTTGAACATGCTGGTAAGGAATCCACCCTTACCGAACGCGCCAACCGACGACAGCAGGCCCACGATGCCGATGGCGTCAGTCAGCAGGCTGCGCTTGCGCCCACCACCGCCGGCCAGCATAGCCACCGACGCCAGCGCGCCAAACATGTCGATGTTGCCGCCGATCTTCATGCCGTTGGGCACCCCGCTGGTTTCGCCCGGCATGATGGAACTGGCCGCCGCGTCTGGGTTGCCGATGGCTCTGGCCATTTCGCTCGTGGCCCTGGCTGCCGCCTCGGTCGCCCGAACTTGCGCCTGCATCACTTCCACCTTGCGCGCGTCGCCGGCACCTAGGACCTGCCCGGCCAGGCCGCCGGCCACCAGCTCTGCATCTGCTTCGCGCTGCGCTTGGAACCTGGCCGACTGTTCGGCCCGATACCTGCGCAGGTCGCGCCCTTGGAACAGTGGCTCCAGTGAACGCATCAGCTGCGATCTGGCCCACTCCAGGAACATCTGCCGAATGGTCTGCCGCCAGCCGTCCACCAGGCTGTTCCAGAACCCCTTGAACCCCTTGCCTAGGCCGTCCTCGAATGGCCGCATAAGGATGTCGACCAGGCCGCTGGCCTGCTGGCGCGCGTCGTCGGCCAGCCGTTCCATGTTGTCGGCCTGCAGCTGCCGCTGCCTGTCCTGGGCTGCCTGCACCTGCTCGGTGCCATGCACTTGGTCACGAACCAGCCGGCTCTGCTCTATGCGCAGCTTCTCGGCTTCCACCAGCTGCTTCTGCTGCTCGGGGGTGATTTCGCCGCGCGACACTCGGGCCTGTTGTTCCAGAAGGAACAGCTGCAGCTCCAGTGCGTCGTTCTGGTCCTGAATCAGCCGGTACCGTTCCTGCTCGGTCAGGGCCAGGTTCGCCTGAATCGCATGGATGGCCTGGTCGTGCTTCAGCTGCTCGGCTGCCGCACTCGTGGCCCCCTGCTTGCCCGCCAGTTCCTCGGCCACACGCTGCCGCTGCTCGGCCTGGAACTTCTCGTACTCGGCACGCGCCAGGGGTTCCAGCTCGCTGGCCTTCAGGTCTGGCCTGGCCATCATCAGCCGCAGCCTGATGCGTTCCTGCTCGGTGACGGCTTCCACCAGCTGCTTCTCTTGCTGCAGCCGGGTGACTTCCTTGGCCAGCTCTGCGCTGCGCTGCTGGACCAGCTGGGTGCGCCGTTCCTCGATCAGCTTGGCCTTGTCTGCGTCGGTCAGGTCCCTGCGATCGGCCAGGGACAGCTTGAACTGGGCCAGGGCCTTCTCGGTTGGGTCGTTCATGGCCTCGGCTGCGCTGGATTCGCGCATCCGCTTCAGTTCTCGGTCCACGATCGTGCCCGACAGCATGCCGTGCAGCCGCGCCGCCCGTTCCTTTTCCTCGGGCTTTAGCTGCTTGTATCGGTCCAGGGTCAGCCCCAGCATGTCGGCATACTTCTGCTGCTCGTCTGTGGCTGCTGCTATGGCCACCTTCACGCGCTGGAATGACTGGTCGACCTCGGCCTGCTTCTGCTTGGCTTCCTCGATCTGCCGCCGCGCCTCGGCCTCGGCTTCCTTCCACGCCTGCAGGACTGCGCTGTCCTCGGCCCCAACCTTGCCGATGCCCTTGGCCCCACGCTTGCGCGTGCTGGATGCGTGCAGGTGGTCGTAATGGTTGCCGCCGGCCATGGTGCGCCACAGCACAGCCCGATCCTTGCCACTCTCGGAGTCAGGGAAGTACCCCATTTCCTGGAGTCGCTTGTCCACCAGGTCTGCCAGTCGCTTGCCCTCGGCTGTGGTCAGTGCGTGGCCGTTGATGGCCGCGATGTCCAACGCGCTGCCGATACCGTGCCGGCTGGGTCCCTTCCTGTTCTTGGCGTTTACGCTGTCTGGCCGACGTGCCGACGACACCAGGAACTCCATGCCGAACTCGTCAGCAATCTGCCCCAGGGTGTCCACCAGGTCTGCGTTGATGCGCCGGCTGTTGCGCCCGTCGGGGCCGTGGTGCGCACGCTCGGAGACTCGAATGGCACCGCGCCCGAATCGCTGGAACTGCTGAAGGTCGTAATAGGTCGGTGCGCTGCTGCCGCCCCCTGCCTTGCCACCCTCGGCCTTGGTCAGGTCTGCCACGCCGCCGTATCCCGCAGCCTTCAGCCGCTTGTCCACCTCGGCCTGGTACTTGGCGTCCTGGATCCTCTGCGCCACGTCCTTCTGGATCTGCGCTTCTCGAGCCTTGGCTGCCTGTTCCTGCAGGTACTTGGCGTATCCCTCGGGGCCTAGCTTCGCCTTGCGCTGTTCCTCGGCAGCTTCGCGCCGCAGCTTGGCACCCTCGGCCAGCGTCTTGCGCAGCTGGTCGTTCAGCTCGGTGGCTGCCCTGATTTCCTCGCGCCTGGCTGCTTCCACCGCTTCGTTGCTGCCCTGCCCTATGGCCAGCTTGCGCTCTTCCAGCACCCTGTTCTTGATGGCCTGCAGCAACGGGCCGCGCGGGTCGTCGCCCCAGATGCTGGGGTCGATGTTGAACATGCTGCCGTTGGTGATGCTCACACCGCGCTGCAGTTCAGACAGTGAACGCCCGGCCCCCATGTCGCGCAGGTCGCTGGCCTTCTGTGCCGCGTCGCTGGCGTCCATGATGTTCAGCCGCGCCCTGGCCAGCTGCATCTCCTTCTCGTAATGGTTCTGCGCTTGCCGTGCTGCCTCTGCGTGCGCCTTGGCCACGTCCAAGATGGCATCGCCCTGGTTGGTGTACTTCTTGACCAGCTCGGGCATCAGTAGCGACAGCTCGTTGGCCACCGACTGGTACCGCCGCTGTTCGTCGTTGCTGCGCCGAGTCTTGCCGGCCAGCTGCTCGTATTCGGCCAGCAGGTCCTTGGTCTGCCGCTTCAGTTCCACCTTGGCCTTGGCCGACTCGTACGCCTGGGTGTACTCAGCCCTGAATGCCCTGGCGTTGGCCTCTGCCTGCTCTGCCTCGGCCACGCTCCACTTGTGCAGGCCGTACAGGGCCGCAGCCAGTGCCAACACCGCGATGGTCACCAGGCCGACAGGTGACGCCAGCGCAGCCATAGCCGTGCCCAGCAGCCCGGTGCTGCCGGCAGCTGTGGTGGCCGCAGCGGATCCTGCCATGGTCGCCGTGGCCGCAGCCGATGCCGATGCCGCCACTGCTTGGTTGGCAGCCACTGCCACACCCTTCTGCGCAGCTCCAGTGGCCGCCGCCGCACCGCTTGCCCTCGATGCCGCTGCCAAGGCAGTCTCCGCAGCTGCAGCCTCGGACGCCGCTACAGCCTCGGCCTGGGTTGCCGTCGCCAGGGCCGCCTCGCTTGCCGTGGCCGCTGCCGTCGCTGCTACAGCCGCCGTGCGCAGCCCGAACAGGGTAAGCCAGGCCGCCTTTAGCTGGGCCGTCACGATCAGCACCGGGCCAGCTGCAGCTGCGATGGCTGCCAGCGATAGGATGATGCCCCTGGCCGTTGGGTCCATGTCGGCCATGGCACCCACCAGGCCGGCCACCGATCTGGTCAGTGCTGCCGCCTGGTTTAGCAGCGGCTCTGCCGACTGCTGCATCAGAGTCTCCCAGGCAGATTTAAGACCATCCAGCGCGCCGGCCAGCCCCTTGTTGCGTGCTGCCGCCAGCTCTGCAGCTGCACCTTCGTCGGCCAGCTTGGTGGTCATGGCGTCGAAGGCTTCGACACCACCGCCCAGCACCACGTTGGCAGCTCTGATGGCGTCGCTGCCGAACATCACCGCAAAGGCAGCATTTCGCTGTTCCTGCGTCAGGTGCTGCACCATCGGGGTGAACTCGGCAATGATGTCCCGCATGGACTTCATGCGCCCGCTGGCGTCGTACACCTCGATGCCGTACGCCTTCATCAGGTCGCGCACCTTGGCGATGCTGTTGCCTTCCTGCAGCCGCAGGAACATCGTTTTGATGCTCGTGCCCGCGTCCTGGCCGACTATGCCGGCCTTGGCCAGCAAGCTGATGCTGGCCACCGTGTCGTCGATCGTCTGGCCGCTCTGCTTCATCACGGCACTGGCCTGCTGAAGGGCCAACGCCATGTCCTGGATGGTGCCGGTGCTGCTGTACGTCGCCTTGGCCAGAAGGTCTGCCACTCGGGTGGCCTTGTCGCCTTCCAGCTGGAATGCCGACAGCGCGCGCGCCTGGATGGTCGCAGCCTCGGCAGCGTCGATGCCGGCAGCAGCCGCCAGCTGCATCGTGCCCCTGGCCGCCTTCAGCACGTTGTCGACGGCCAGGCCGCCCTTGGCCAGCGCGTTCATGGCTCGGGCTGCGTCGTTTGCGCTTGTGGCCGGCAGGGTGATGTCGCCACCAAGTGCCACGGCCTCGGCCCGCAGCTTGGACATGTCGCGCGTGGTGCCCTGAATGGACGCCTGCAGCACGTCCATGGTCTGCTCGAACTCCATGCCCAGCCGGGCCGACTCGCGCGCGAACAGGCCGAACGGCACCGTGATGCCCAGCGACATGGCTGTGCCCACCGCCGTCATGCCTTGGGTCAGCCTCTGCTGGTATTGCGTCTGTGCGCTGATGGCTTCGTCGTACGCTCTGCGCGCCGCCACGGGCAGTGCGGCATACGCCTGGCCCATCTTGGTGTGTGCTGCCTTTACGCCGGCCTCGGCTTGGTCCGCAGACGCCTTAATCGCGCGCCCGGCCTCCAGCACCTCGGCCTTGGCCTGCTGCATTCCCTGCTTCAGGTCCTTGCCGTCGTACGTTCCCCTTACTCGAAGCTCTGACAGTGTTGGCATGGTTCCCACCTGGCCGATCGGTCTGGCCCTGCCACCCTGCTGGCTCTAACAGCACGAAGGGTACCCGACGCTTCGCCGGATACCCTTTTATTCACCTAGCGCATCTGCGCCACGTCGTGCAGCTTCTGCTTCGAGTCGGAAGTGGTTGCGCGCTGCGATGTCCACCCGTTCGTATTGCAGTGCCCAGTTCACCCAACACACCGGCAGCTCGCCTGGCTCGTAATGCAGGCCGGCCATCTTCCAGGGTTCCACCCCGATGTACCGGCCCGCTTGGATGAATGGCACCCAGTCGGGCAGCTCGCCTAGTTTGCCGCCCGATACGATGTACTCTAGGTGCCGGTCGAAGTCTTCGGCTTTGGGACTGCGTCCTCGTTAATGGCCGTCAGGATGGTCTGCACCAGTGCCGTCTCAAGCTGCGCCACGCCCTCGGGGGTGATGGGCACCAGCTGGCCATCGTCGCCCATGATGTCCCAGCCCTTGACGTATTCCACAATGCGCTCTTCCCACACGTCGTGCAGGGTCTTGTCGCCCATTAGGTCCAGGTCCTGGCTGGCCATGGTGATCTTGCCGGGGTCGTACGTGATCTGCACCGGCACGGTCGTGTTGGCGTCGACTGCCCATTCCACCGTGATGGTCCGGGACTTCCTTCGGAGTTCTGCTAGGTTTGGCATACCGCCGCATTATACAGCACGACGGGCCGGGGCATCATCTGCACACCGGCCCGATCGTTCAGCAGCGGGTGTATGTTACCCGCTAGTAGCTCACGACGCCGTTCTCGATCGTCAGCGTGGGTACTTCGCCGTTCGGCCCTTCCACCCATTCGAGTGACCAGGGGTAGATGACTCGGCCATCTTCGTCGCCAAAGTCGGCAGTGTCGTCCACCTTTACGCACCCCTTCCAGATCATCTTGTGGGGGTCACTGGTCGCGCCGATCATCGGCCCCACGGCCTCGATCATCAGCCACTTGGTCGCGCCGTTCCGAATGGAGTTCAGCAGGGCCATGCCCGTGCTGTTTGCGCCCACCGTCAGGTTGGCCTTGAACTTGGGGTCCATTTCGGTGGTGTCGGTGAACGTCGTGGCCGTGCCACGGTCCAGCGTCCAGAATGGGGTGTGCCGGTCTGCGATGTCGAAGCCAGTGGCCGCCACGCCCACCGTCTTGTCCAGCTTGCCGGCAGCTAGGCCGGCCTCGGTGTCGGCCAGGTACACGTTGATGTGCTGCGGCAGGATGGGCTGCAGCTCGGTGCCGTACTCGGACCAGCCGCCCTTCGTCGCCTGCACCACCGTCACCGTCGGGGTGGTTCCACCCGTCAGTGAGTTGTTGGCCAGGTAGACCATGGGCATGTTCTCGCCGGCCAGCGTGCCGCCGAACGTGATGGTGAACGGCCCGGTGCCGGTCACGACGACGTTGCCAGCCCCGATGCTCGGCAGGGCCTCCAGCGCAGACGTGATGGCCGCCGCGTTCGCATTGAACTGAATGGCCGCCGTCTCAGCTCCCCTAAACGCCAGCTTGTAAGTGCCGCCGGTGGGGGTGCCGGTGATGGTCATGGTCTGCACTTCGTTCGCGCCGGTAGCCATGGTGATGCCGTCGGTCATTTTCTGAGCGAACCACGCGCCAGACACCTGGCAGTCCTGGGTGTTGATCTGAATCTGCAGCCCGGTGTGGACCAGATACAGATGCTGCTGCGCTCGGGTGGTGGTTTCACCACGCTGCACGCTGTACGTCTTGATGGTGCTGCGCTTCCTGTTCTCCAGGTTGTACTGGTGAATGTTGCGCTGCGCCGCCACGCCGGTGCCCGAATGGACGCCGGCCCCGATGATGGCTTCCAGAACCACCGGCAGCTCGTTGTAATCGGCCAGGCCGCTGATGCTGCCGCTGCCCCACTCTCGGGTGGGCACAACCACGGCCTGCATCTTTTCGCCCTGGGGTCGGAACTTCTTTACGTTCACGTTGGGCCGGGTTCGGTAGTTCAGCGCGCGCATGCGCTTGAAGCTGCTGGCGATCGTGCCGGGGGTGCTTTCCACTCCCAGCAGGACGTGTTCGGTTAGGGTTTGTCTCACTGGCATTATTAGGGTTCCCTCCTGGGATATGGTCGTCACGCGCACCCTGGCAGTTGTGACGTACTGCGATAATACCGCCGTTGGCGTGTTGGGCCTACGCACCAAGACGCTAAAGGTGCCGCTGAAGTTGCTGGGAACCCAGCCGCCCGGCTTCGCCCACAGGTAGGTGGGGCTGCCGCACGTGAACATCTGCACCGTGGTCGTGGTGAACACCACCCACGTCTCACCGATCGGGTTCACACCGTCCAGGCTTAGTGCCACCTCCAGGGGGTAGTAATAGCCGGTAGGTGGTGGGGGCAGCACATCATTCAGGGGGCCATCGCCGCCAGGCTCTGCTTCCACTTCCTCGGTCACGGTGCCAGGCAGCTCGGGGGTGACTGTCGGAGTGCCGACGACGGGGGTGCTGGTGCCGCGCTCTGCGTTGGTGCCGATCTGCGTGGCCCATGCCGTGGTTAGTATCGGGTCGCCGCCGGCTGCGTTCGGGTCGTCTGTCCAGGCCGTGATGTCCACCTCGATGCCCATGATGGTGTCGGTGTTCGGCACAGCTGGGGACCAGGTGTAAATGCGCAGCCAGGGGCTTGGCATGCTGATGTTGCCCGGCAGCTGGCAGTAATCCAGGTCTGCCTCGGCCATCGGGCTGTACGCCATGTCCATGCGCACCTGGTCCACGTACGCCGTGGTGGTGCTGCTGGCCTGGCCCTGGATGGCGATGCCGATGGTGCCGCTGGCCACGTCGCTGGCCGTCACCCCAAGGGTGGCCAGGTCTGCATCGGTGAACGTGTAGTACACCGTTTCACTGTTCGCGCCGGCCACCCAGTTGGTCGCCAGCTTCTTGTCCACCGCAGTCAGCACCGTGCCGGCCTTCACCAGGTACACGTGGAAGTCGACCATGTTGCCGCCCACGTCGCGCCGCCGCCGAACCATGAACCGCACGTACTTCAGCGACGCGCCGGCTGCCTGGGGCATGGCTGCGAACTCCACGACCAGCTGGTGCGTGTTGCCGCCGGTCGTGGCCAATACCGTGGCCTCGGGGCTGCCCTGGCTCTGGACAGCTGCCAGCAGCGACGGGGTGCCAGTCCATGCGAACGAACCACCGCCGGCCACGCTGCTGGCCGCCGATGCTGTGCGCCACTGGCACCATATCAGCCACGGCAGCAGCGCGCTGCGATTCGCCGGCAGAAGGGTGCGCAGCGGCATCAGACCAGGCCCTCGCGCTTCAGGCTGTCGCGCAGCATCCTGTCCATCATCGGCATGACCTCAGCCGCAGCTGGGCCAAGGAACGGCCTGGCGCGCATTCTGAAGGTGCCCATTTCCAGGTAAATGGCGTACTCGGCACCCACCCGCACCTCGGCCACCAGCGCATCGGGGGCTGGCTGCATCGGGGGCACCGCCGTGCCACTGCCGCCGATCATCACGACACGCCCAGGGCTGCTGCCCAAGATGCTGGCCAGCTGGCTGCCCTCGAATCCTGGCGCGCCGGCAATCGGGGCCTGCTCAGCGAACTGGCCGGGCTTGTACTTCTTGCGCTTCTTGCTGGGTGCGTTGGGGTTGCCTGGCCGCTGCGCGACTTCCTTGCCGTTGGACGCCATGCGCCCGTTCGGGGTGACGGTGTACACGCTGTTCAGGTTGAAGCCAGTGTCCACCGGGGACGTCTGCTTGGCGCGCTGTTCCACCTCGAATGCCCAGGTGCGCAGCGCGCGATCGGCTGCACGGGCATACCGTGCCGGCCCTTCATCGAATGGTTGGGTGTTTACGGTGACCTCGGCCATGCCCCATTATGGCGCAGGGGGTCAGCTTGCCAGAACGTCGGGCTGCACCCGAATCTCCCACTGGGCACCGTGGTGCCACCGCAGGATCCCCTGGGGGTCACGATCTGGGAACGTCGCCGGCATCATCTGCACCGCCGACAGGATGCGCCCGCTGCCAAACGTGGTACCGGGCTGGCTGTTGTTGGTTCGCAGGTTGTTCACCACCCACTTGGCCATGGGTCGCAGTGGCTCCAGGTCGTCCACGTTCTCGGCACCGATGCACAGCACCGACACCGTGAACACCGCGAACATGACGTCGCCGCCCTGCTCGTGGTTGGATGGTGCGCCTGGGATGATCTGGAACCCTATGCACGGGGTCTGCTGCTTGGCATCTGCCGGCAAGGGCACCACTGGCCAGTTGCTGGGATTCACCCGCAGCCGGCTGTACAGAAACTCGATCAGGATGCCAGCTTCGTCGCCTTGGTTCATGCCGTCACCGTCTGGTATGGCCGATGCACCCGCACCCGTCGCCGTCGGTCGTTGCCCTGCAGTGGGTCCATGTCGGTCGTGGCCATCCAGTTCTGGCCGTTCATGGTGATGATGTCGCCGCGCCTGATGTCCACGCTGGCGTTGTTGAAGGTCACAGGGAACCAGGCATACCCTCGATCTTCCAGGCCGGCCAGCTCGGTGGAACTGTCCACCGTGGGGGCCGACTCAGACACTGGCGCGATGTGGCACGGTATCTGGCTGTAAATGGCCGCTGGCGTCTTGCTTCTGCCGGTGGGGGTGTTGCTGGAAGTGCCGCGCGTCACGTCGGCCTTGCCGTCCAGGATTAGCTGGTCTGTGGCCCGCTGCGCTTCCTTCAGCTGTCTGTTGCTTAGCTTCACACCCCACCGCCTAAATGGTTACTTGCTGCCGCCCTTGGCTGGCTTGTCGGCCTTGTCCTCGGCCTGGCCGCCGGCTTCACCCTTGGGTGCGTCGACTGCCTGTTCGTCCTTGGGTTCCGGTTGCGCGTCGGACTCGTGCGCCGGCTGCTCGGAGGCTTCCTTGGCCACCCATGCGTTCGTTGCTTCGTCCCAGACCTCGGTGCCCACGTAGGTCACCATGCCCTGCCCTTCCAGTTCCTTGAGTGTCGATTCTGGCACCCTGTCGGTCGTGATGTTCTCGCCGCCGTTATAAGTGCCGTACTGCCCCAGGGCCGTCCATCGGACTGCCTGGAACACCTTGCGCGTCTGTTGCTTCTGCTTCGCCATAGTTCTCACCACTCGGGGCTGTTGCCCACCACAATGCTACCAGGTACCACCTGCTTCACCGGCCCCACCTCGGGGTCTGGAAGGATGCCCTGGTCGGCCTTGGCCTTGATCTGCTTTAGGCCGTCCAGACGCTGCTGGTGGAACTCATAGGTGGCCCCACCAGCTTCTGACGCGCGCATGACCTCGTTGCCCACCTCGACAATCAGCCGCTGGGCCATGACTGCCATGCCCTGCTGCCACCCGAACGTGGCCAAGGTGCTGGTGATGTACGCATCGGTCAGCCTGGCCGTGTCCGCATCGGCTTCGCCAAGCATGGCGCGTGCCGCGTTGAATGGCTTGCTCTGGTCGTCGGTGTATGCCCACGGGTTCATGGCCATGGCTTTACTGCTCCAGTAGTGCCAGCTCTGCGTTCACCTGGTCGCGCTCGGCCTGGTCCAGGATGATCTCCAGTTCGCCGGTCAGACCTCGCAGCTGCGCCACAGTCGTCACGCCGGCAGCCACCAGCTTCTCGCGCGCCGGGAACCCTGCCGGCAGCTCACCTGGCTGCACTTCCTTGCCGCCGTCGCCCTCGGCCTTCTGGCCTGCTTCGCTCTGCACCGGGGGTGCTGGTGGGGCCGGTGGCGTCTGGGCTGTCGTGGCTTCCTGCTTGCCTCGGCCCGTGCTGGGCTTCTTGCCGCCGCCCTTGGCTTCCAGGACCTGCTGCAGCTGCTCGGGGGTTAGCTGGTCAGCCGGCAGCTTCATCAGCTCGGCCACGTCGTCGGTGATGATGGCACCGGGCACGCCATCGTAATGGTTCACCAGAATGTCTGCGATTTCCTTGGGCACCTCGATCGTGCCGGGGCCGTAGACGGTGCCGCGCACGTCCACGATCTTGTTCAGTGTCACTTGTTGCTTTGCCATGTTGTTCGGAGTCTCCTAAATGACCAGGCCCGGCAGCCCTTGTGGGGATACCGGGCCTGTGCCCATTATTGCACGCCCTGCGCGCTTAGACCATTTCGGTGGTGGTCAGCACGATCTTGGTGGGGTCCTCGATGATCGGCAGGAAGTTCTCCGCACCGCGTCCAACGAGTCGCCAAGGTTCATCCTGCGGGGTGTACAGCTGCGCCCATCGGCCCATCTGCCCGCCGCCCTCGATCGTCGGCCCAACGTGCCCATAACCAAGTTCCACGACTGCCGGGGGTGTGGAACCCTGGCCGACCATGTACTGGGTGGACTGGTTGCGCCCGAAGCTGCCCACGACACCCTTGGGGCAGAACGGAATGCGCAGAGTCTTGCCGGGGTTGGCCAGGTCGTAGACCTCACCTTCCAGGCCGTAAGTCAGCACCTGCACGGTGTCGTTCGAGTCCGACGTGAACGTGTTGGTGTTGCTGTTGATTCTGCGCCAGATGCGCTGCGACATGTCGGTAGGGTCAGACACCAGCACGATGTTGTTGGCAGCGTTGTACTGGATCATGTCCGCAGTGTCGGGGTGCATGATGATGGCCGCGATACCCGTGCGCTGCTGCTTGCGATGGAAGCGGATGTCCGTCCAGAACTTGGACGTGCTGCCGCCATACCCATCGTTGCCAGTGCGCTGCGCCGGCTTGTTGGCCGTCGGGATGCCGTAGTCGACCAGCAGCCGCTTCTTGTTGAAGGTCCAGTCGATCTGCCCGGTGAACAGCGCGCGCCCCTTCAGGTACTCCTCGGTGTCCATGTGCGCCTGCACGATGATCTTGTCCAGGAAGTTCAGGGCCTCGGTGACCATCTGGGTGGTGATGGCCTGCTGGTTCACGGTCCCGCCGGCAGCCAGCATGCGCGCCGCCACGAACTGCTGAAGCTCTCGCAGTTGGGCCTCGTTCAGGCTGGACTTTTGCGCGATCTTGGCCAGCTGCTCGTTGAAGCTGGTGGACTCGATCACGCCGCCCTCGGGGTAATCGCTGTCCATTCCAACCAGGCCGGCCATCGTGGTGCGGATGGTCATGGAACCAGTGCGCGCCTGATAGTCTGGCCGGTTTCGGTTCGGCAGCAGGGTGTTCAGAAGGTAGTCGCCCGCTGGCCGCGTTTCGGCAGCCATGTACAGGACGGTGTTGGCGTACCCACCGCTGGGGGTGGCATAGATTTGGCGCAGGGCCTCGGTAAAGCTGAAGTACATATCCGTATTCCTCCCTTATGCCCTCGTGTCCTGGTACTGCTCGTAAACGAAGCCAGGACCACACAGTGCCAGGGCCGCCTTCTGTGCGGCAGTGATGACCTTGGGGCTGCCAGTCGCCTCGGGCAGAAGGTTCTCGAACACGTAGCCGCCCACAACCATGCCGTAGCCGGTGCTTGCGTCGGTCAGAGATCCCTGCGTGGCGTCGCTGTAAATCAGGCCCGCACACTTGCTGCCGTCGCTCTGGGTCACGGTGAACGTGAACTCGTCGCCGGCAATGAAGTCGGTGGAACCGTCCGCGATCGTGAACGCGATTTGGTTGCTGAAGGCAGTGCCCACAACACCCTCGCCAATCACGACACCGTTGGGGTCCTCAACGATGAAGGTGCCCAGGTTGCTGGCCGGCTCGATGAACACGATTTTGTACACGCCAGCCTGCCCGCCGGCCACCACTGGGGTGCCTGCAGCTGTCAGGACGCCGTTGCCGGTGTTGCCTGCCTTGGCCGCCGATGCCGCCGTGTAGGTCGCCGTAATCAGCTTCAGGGGGATGACCTTGCCGCTGGACAGCTCGCCCATGATGGTCATGGCCGGGATGTACTTGGGGCCGAAGCCACCCACCAAGGCCGTGTCGCCGTTGCTGATGGCAGTTACCAGCGTGTCCACCAGGACGCCCGCTTGGTTCGCACCAGTTCCAGCGAAGGCTTGGGCCAGTCGCGCAAACTTGCCGCCGCCGAAGTCCAGCACGGTGCCCTTGGCCAGGGTCGTGCCCACGGGGACGTTCAGCGTCATGTCTGTGGCGTTTTGCAGTGCATTCGCACCGGCTGCAACGGTGACGGCTCCCTGTCGGTAGCTGTCCGGGACTAAATCCCAGTCCACCTGTCGGCCAGTCGACTGCACCTTGTAGTTGCCGAAAAGGGCCGCAGGTCGCGTGCCCGTAAACGTGCTTCTCATGGTTTCGTCTAACTCCTTTTATGGTTTCGGTGGCCGTTTGCCCTGCTCTGGCCGAGTTGCTGCTGCTTCACACTGTACCACGACGTGCCAGCCCTGTGACACGTCGCAGGTCCTTTACGTTTTACTGCTGGCCTTGGCCGGGGGTGTGGGTGCCGGGCTGCCCTTGCACGCCGTTGGCCTGGGTGTTCTGCCCGCCTTGGCCACCGCCGGCTGGTTTCATCAGGGGGTTGGTGCCACCTCTGCCGGCCATGATGCCTGCCGCGATGTCACCAATGCCGCCCTGCTGTCCACCGCCTTGGCCGCCGCCGGCTTGCCCCTGCTGAATCCATGGCTGCTGCTGGCCCTGCTGTTGCTGGCCCTGCTGCTGCCCACCTTGGCCACCCTGCCCACCTTGCGCCTGCAGGCTCGGCATGAACGTGCCCCAGTTCTGCTGCGCATAGGCTGCCAGTTCCGTCTCCTGGCCGTTGGCGTCCTTGATGTACCAGGCCGTGGTGTCCTTGTCGTTCACCTTGATGGTTCGGCTGGTCAGTTCCAGGCCGCTGTGCATGCCGAACAGCTGGGTAAGGGCCTCGGGGTTGAATCCGACGGCCTTGGCAGCGTCGCCCACCTGCGCAGCTCGGTCACGCTGGGCCAGGCTCTCTGCCGCCTTCTTGCCTTCCTCGATCGATTTCTCGATGTCGCCGGGCTTGCCCAGTTTCTTGTATGACTCCCACGCCTCGGCTTCCTCTTTGGTCAGCACCAGCGTGCCATCCGCCGGCAGCTTTTCCTTCAGCCCTTTGACTTCGGTGCGCAGGTCGCGCCGCTGTTGGCGCAGCTGGAAGTTCTCTTGGTACAGCGTGCGCGCCACGGTTTCGGCCTTGTCTGCCTTGGCCAGCAGTGCCTCGATACCACGGCCTGGTTCGTCGTCGTCGTCGTCACCGTCGCCGTGTGGCTTGGGCAGCTTGGCCAGAATGCCGGCCACCGACATGGTTGCTAGTGAAGCCAGCAGCGCGATTCTGGTGCGCCCTGGCACGGGGATGCTTAGAGTGTTGTTCTGCATACGTGTGCCGCCTTGCGGGGTTTTACGTGCCATGATGCACGCATGGCTGTAATCATATCAGAACACGATCGCGTGCAGCACGGAATGGCCAAAGGTTTCGACTGGGCCAGCCACCTCGATGGCGTGGCGCGTGCAGCACTTCGCCGGCTGGTGCCTTCCACCTCGGTCGTGGCCGCCACTGGCGCGTGGGGCCGACGTGATGGCTGCCAGGGGTCGCAGCTCGTGCTGTACGTTTCCAGCCACCCAGCGCACCTGCCGATCGTGATGGACGAACTGAAGGCCGTGCTGCCGGCTGTCCACTTCGCTGTCGACAATCCCGCGCCGCTGATGCGCGCCCACCTGTTGGATGCCCGGCACCTCTGGGGGAATGCCCCACTGCCACCGCCGCCGGTGGGTGACACCTTCGCCGCAGAGTGGGCACCCGTGCAGGCCATCGTTCGGGACTCGATGCGCGCCACCGCGCCCGTCGCTGCCTTGGACGACTGGCAGACCTTGCGCGCTATCTGCACCATCGGCTGCGTGGAACTGCCCGGTGTTTTCGATGCGCCGCAGTGGGTGCAGGATCTGTACGTGGCCAGGAACATGGGGCTGCAGCAGCTGCCCGATGGCCTGCAGGTGTTTGCTGATGCCCTCGGCCAGCGAATCGCCGCCGATCTTCGCCACCTGGCCCAAGGCACACCGGCTGCGTCTGTGGCTGCCGCACTGCGTGCCTGGCTGCTCGGTTAGGTCAGCGCGTCCACCATGGCCGTGGCCAGGCCCTCGGCCACGTCGACAGGCAGCTGCTTAAACGTTCGCTTGTTGGGCCGCGCGTCGGCCACGTTCCACGTGCTGATGCACCCCAGAATGGCCAGCGTCTGCGCCTGGTGGTGCCGGTGGTGGTTGCGCAGCTCGGCCTTTACCTTGTCTGCGCTGAAGGCCACGCGCACGACGGCACCGGCCAGGCTCTGGTACTGCGCGTATCGAATCACTCCACACCGTCTGCTTCCAGCACCTGCAGGGCCTGGATGCCGGCCACGCCCTCGATGTGCCCGTATGACTTCGGCACCATGCGCAGGTGGTTGGCCAGTGGCTTGTCCATCCACCGCCTGAACGTCGCGCGCGCCAGCTGCTTGCCGTCCCTGGTCAGGTCCCTGCTGTCGCCCTTCTTAACCATCACCGTCTGGGTGAACAGCACCGACTCCACCACCACCAGGCCGCCGCGCTCGGCCCACTGCTTCCTGGCGTACGGGCACGCCTCGATCGCCACCAGTGCGCAGCCAGGGCAGCATGGTGGTTCATCACAGGCCAGCAGCTTGTCGGGGCCGTGCATGGCCATGTGGCCCAGCATGATCTTGTGCCGCATCTTGCGCCCGCAGACTTGGCACAGGCCGTGCGCCATCACCCACCGCTGTCGCTGTGGGGCCATCTGGCCCAGCAGGACCTTGCCCAGGGTGCCGGCAGTCGCATCAGCTCGGTGGTCACGCACGCCGGTAAACAGCGCACCCATTCCCACCAGGGGGTCGTGCTGAATGTCTGGCTGCTCGTGTTCCCAGGCTGCCACGAATGGAATGCGCAGGCCCTTCAGGACCAAGTCGAACGGCAGCGCGTTCACAGCTGGATCCTCGCAGCGATGGCTGCAGCGAAGTCTGGCCCCAGCTCGGGGTGCGTGGCGATCTTGTGCAGCAGCGCGTTCATCTTCATGCTGGCCACCTGGTCAGCGTGCCGGCAGGTATCGCACGCGCCGGCTGCCGGCATGTCCTCGCATGCCAGCATGGTGCCGATGTTTTCCAGCAGCTTCACGAACTTGGGCCTGTCGATGTCCACGTCTATGCGCGTCAGCTGGCCGGTGTACGCCACGCTGCGCACGTCCTTCGGTGATGTCTTGAACGTCACCGGGGTGAACACCAGAAGGGCCAGCAAGGTCACCTCCTCGGGCTGCTGGCTGTGTTCGATGGCGTACTGATAGGCCGACATAGCGCGCCAGAACCTGGCCATGTGTTCCACCTTCGGGTGGCTGGTCTTAAAGTCGATGATGCCCAGGGTGCCATCTTCCAGACGCACGCGCCGATCGGTGTACCCGCTGATGGCCAGCAGGGTGCCGCCGAAGGTTTCGGGCACGCTGGCCACCTTGTCGCGCCCGATGAACTCAGTGGCCGGGATTCCCATTTCGCGCACGGCCTCGATCGTTATGCCCTGCTTCTGCGCTCGGTCAATATCTCGGAACACGCCGGGCAGCTTGTCGTCGGGGCCGACGAACCCGCGCAGCTTCAGCCAGTAGCACCGGGGGCATCGGTCATACAGGTACGACAGGTCAGACGGGGCCAGATACTTCGGCTTGCCACTCACTTGGACCACTCCAACAGGAAGGCAGCCCAGGCCGCCCGCAGCGCGCGCCACAGCCGTGGGGCCTTTACGATCGGTCTGGCCGGCATCTGGGTCGTGCCCTGCAGCCGTCCAGTCGGCACCGTGGCCAGCTCATACACAGCGAAGTCTGCCGTGGTGAATGGCAGGCCGATCGTGCTGCCCTGGGCCTCGATCTTGCACAGCTTCAGCACGTTGGCCCCACTGTTGGGGTTGTGTGCCGTGATGCCCTGGACTTCCAGCAGCTTCGTCTTGGTGCGCACCATGTCGCCAGGTCGCAGGTCGTTCCAGTCGGTGATGTTCATGTGGTTGTTGTGGTTCCTCGATGTTGGTTATACCGCACCGTGCAGCACGGTGCGGCAGTGAATCGTGCCAGGTATCAGAACTGGCCGCGTGGTGCCTCTGGTTCCTGCGTCGGTGTCAGCTTGCACCGCTTCAGGAAGTTGGTGGGCAGTTCGCCGTTGTACTTGTCGGGGCCGTGGCTGTCCACCGTGCCCGTCAGCAGCACCTCCTGGCCGGCCTCGATGCCGTGCCAGTTCGGGCCGATCTGCAGGCCGACGGCACCGCTGGCCTTCCACTGCAGCAGGTGGCCGGTTTCGGTCGTGAACCGGCAGAAGGTGGTCACGCCATACATGCCGTCCACCGAATGCACGAAGGTCACCGTGGCCTTGATGTTTCGCAGTCGGTCGCCAACCTTGCCCAGGTATGGCTCTGCCGGCAGCTCGGCCTTGGCGCGCTTCTTGCTTTCGAGTTCACCCATGGCGCGCTGGTGCGCAACCACTGCCGACACTGCGAAGCTGGCCATGCGAAGGTTCACGTACTCGGTGGACAGCGACACCTGCAGGTTATGCTCGTATTCACTCAGCTGGCCCTTGCCGCCGAAGTCGCCGCGCACCCATTCCAGGATGGCTGCAGCTCGATCGATGTCTGCCTGCTCGATCTGGCCGACGGCACCGCGTTCCTTGGCCTTGTCGTACTGGTCCCTGTCGGTCAGCAGCAATACCACCAGCTGGCCAGTGCCCACCTTCAGCTCGGCCTCTGCCTGCTTCTTGCTTACGTAGCCGTTCAGCCGCACGAACATCACCGCGAACTGCAGCAGCTCGGCCACGCCCAGCATGCGATACCCGCGCCCGCCGCCGCACTTGTCGCTGTCCTCGGCTTCCTCGGCTGTTCGGCCCAGCTCGGCCAGCACTTCCAGCCAGGACGCCAGGGCATCGGGGCTGCTGTGGCCGGTGAAGTCGCGCAGGCACTGCTTGCCCACTTGCATGTATCGGCCATCATCGTGCCGCACCACGTACGTGTCGCGTCGTCGTCGGTAGGTGCCGCAGTGGTCGCAGCCGCTGGCCGATGTTCGGTACTGCTCGGGCAGGTCCAGGCCGCTGATGTTGCGCACGATGTTGCCGGCCCCTTCGTGCTGCAGCGTGGCCACGAACTGCCAGCCGTTCAGCTTGGGGGATTCGCCGCCCAGTCGCACCTCGAACCCTTCCAGCACCACCTTCACCTGCTTGCGCTGGTGTCGGCCAGTCTCTGGGTGGTATTCCAGGATGGGCATGCCGTCGCTGTCCTTGGCCCAGCCGTCGCGCTCTCGGGTCGCTGGTGTGGCCTCGATCGTGATGGCCGGCACGTCCAGACGCTTCGCGCGTCGGTTCAGCTGGTCCACCTTGGCAGTCAGCGCGTCCAGGCCGGTCTGCGTCAGGAAGTAAACGGTGGGGGTCTGCTCGGTGGTTGTTGTGGTAACCATGCACTGCATTATACAGCACTGTGCAGCACGATGCAATACCAAAACATCATTTTGTTGGCGTCACCGATATGGTCAGACCTGGCGCGCCCACACGTAGCTCTTCGGTGAATCCAGAATGATGGCCAGCAGCTGCTCGCCGCTTACGCCTGGGTGCCGCCGCTGATGCTCGGCCACCATGGACCTGATGGCCCCAGCCCTCGGCCCTTCGCACTTCAGGCTGTCGCCCTGGGCTTCCACCGTGCCCCACGTGTCTGCAACGTATCCCACTTCCAGCTTCATCTGTAAAGGTCCCCCAGTTCCAAGTCGCCGGCATTATCTTCCAGCAGCTGCCGCAGCTTGTTGATGCGCTGTTCCAGTTCAGCCGTCACCAGGTACCGCTTGCCTGCCGCCTCGATGATCTTGTCCGCGTTGTCCACGATGCGCTGGACCTTCGCCCGCGATAGGGTGAACTCCATTTTGTCGGCCCGCGCCTCGGCATCCATGTCGTTCTCGACCATGAAGTGGTAAGAGTCCAGCCGGCTTAGTGGCTGGAATGCCCTCTCGTGGTCGATCAGCAGCATGCGCCCGGTGGCCAGGTCGCCCAGGACGTTCTGCCCGTGTCGGTCGCCGTTGCCGATAACGAAGTCAAACAGCACGATGTCCTCCCTGTCGCCCCTTGCGATGGCAGCCAGCACTTCGTGGGGTCGCTGATTGGTAACGTCCATCTTTTCGTACACCTGCGCGAACATGCTGTCTAGGCCGTCCTCAAACTTGGCCACGTAAACATCCTTCTGGCCCATGGCCTTGGCCACTTGCTTGCTGAATGCCTCGTAAGACTCTGGCAGCAGCCTGGCCACACCCATGTGTTCTGCTACCTCGGCAGCTGCGTATTCGCCCAGGCTGCCGCTTATGGTGGAATCCAGAATCTTCACGATGAACTTTTCGCCGGCAACCTCTGCCACGCCGGTGGTGTTTACGCCGCTTCTGCCATCTGCACCAAGTGGCCGCCATGCCTTGGCCACCTGCTCGGCTGTTGCCTTCGGGCCGTTGGGTGGTGGGGCTGGCTGCGCTGCCGTCGTCCTGGTCTGGATGGGCCTGCTGCGCGCCTTCGGTGGCTTCTGTGCAGGTGGGGCCGCTGGTGGCGCAGGTGCCGGTGCCGGGGCTGGTGGGGCTGGCCTCTGAACGATCGGCACCACGTTGGGCACCGCTGCCGCGTTGAATGCCCACACGGGCCGCCTGGTCGCTGCTATCGCTGCCCTGGCTTCCACGATGTCCTGCCTGGTGATGATGCCCCTGGCTTCCAGGCTGCGCATGCTGGCAGCTCGGCCAACCTGCCCCCAGTCGGGGTGCTGGTACTGTTCCACCATGTCGCCCAGCTGGAACTTGCCGCGCCGGTACAGTTCGCCCATCGTGTGGCTGCCGAACACTTCGTCCTGTTCCTCGGGTGACAGGTTGTACAGATACTGCGCGCCGGTAAAGGCTGGCTCTGGCGAGTAGGCCGTGCGTGGCAGGCTGGTGCATCGGCACTGGGGGTGCGTCGCCATGACCTCGTCGACACTGTGGACGCTGCCATCCATGGCCAGGCAATACGCGCATGTTCTCGGCCCTGGGAATGCCCGCCATTCCCACGATGCCACCACGTCCACGTTGGCCTGATACGTCGCCCTCGATGATTCACGGTATGCCCGCAGGGGTTCAGTCCTGGCCACGCGCATCTGCTCGTACAGGGGCCGGTCCAGGATCCCGCCGTGCTGGGTGTCGCGCTGCATCTTGGCTGCGATTTCTCGGGGGTTCGTGCCCTTGGCCAGGCCGTCCACCAGCCGCTGCTGGACCTGGCGCACCAGCTCTGGCCCCATGTCCCTGAATGCCTTGGGGTGTGGGCCGCCTGGCCCGCTGAATGCGATAATCTGCGCCAGCGCACCCTCGGGCAGCTCGGCAAACTGCCGGGGCACCACCAGACCATCATCGCGCACCCTGAACTTCAGCAGCTGCCCGGCATCTTGGCCGCCGGTGATGGCCTCGGCACTGGCGCGCTTGCGCACGTGTTCCAGGCTTGTCTCGCTGTACTGGCCGATTTCGCCCTCGATCGTGGCCGCCAGCCTGTCCAGCCGGCCCACCCGATACAGCCAGGACGCGCTGTACTCATTCGGGCCGAACTGCCCACCGTAGGGCAGCACCACCGGCACCTTGCCCTGGGCCTGGGCAGCTTCCACCCTTCGGACCATGGCGTCCAGCTCCCTGGTGATCTGGTCCCGCGCGATGATGTACCTGCGCACGAAGTCGTCCACCGTGGCCTGTTCCCTTGCCAGCAGCTGCTGCCGGTACTGGGCAGACGCCTGGTACACGTTTAGCTTGTTGGGTGCTGGAAGGTTGCCCGGTGCTGCCATGGGTGGATTATTCCTTAGAACTCCATCACGTTCTGCGCCAGTCGCTGCACGGCAGTCTGGCAGTGTTCGGGCCTGGCCTCGATCATGATGCACCGCCGGCCCTCGGCCTTACACGCCACCGCCGTGGCACCCGCGCCGCCAAACGGGTCGACAATCAGGTCACCCTTGGACGACACCACACGCAGCAGCTTCTGCATCAGCGCGACAGGCTTGGGGCTTGGGTGGAACTCGTTGCTGTCCCTCGGGTTGTCCAGCACGTTGCCGGCTTCCTCGTGCTGCCATGGGCCTGGGTCTGGGGCCATCTTGATGATGTTGCCGGTGCCTCGGTCGTCTGGGTCGCACGTGCCCTGGCTGGCGTGCAGAATCAGCTCGTGCTGCGCTCTGAACCCGTTGCCCAGGCCCATGCTTAGCTTGTCCCACACCACCATGTTGTTCACGCGCAGGTTGCAGGTTTCGACTGCGCCCACCAGGTTCGGCCACTGCCGCCAGTCGATGAACGACAGCACGTTGCCGCTGTCCACCAGCGTCGGCCTGGCCAGCAGCAGCGTCTGCCGCATCAGCCAGATGAACCCTGTGGTGGTCATTTGGTCGTTCTCGATGGGCTTGCTGGCCCACCTCTGCCCGCGCAGCATGGCACCGCTGGTGGCCTTGGCCGCCTCAGTGCGCGCGCCCGACGCATAAGGTGGGTCTGTCACGATGGCCTGGACCTTGCCGGCCAGCTCGGGCACGATGGCTGCCAGCACCTGCAGCGTGTCGCCGCAGTAGATGGTGATGCCGGCAGCTTCGTCGTGGTGGTACGGGTTCATGGTGCTGCATTATGACACGCCGATGCACGCCGCGCCCGTTTCCCATCCTCGGCCACCTCGATGCCCACCGCATACTTCTGCAGCAGGGTGGCCTGCCACTTCTTGACGGGCTGCCACTCGGTGCCGATCTTCGCCGCCAGCTGCTCGGCTGCGCGCTGGCCCTGCGCTTCCCTGGCCGCTGTGCAGCTTGCATGCTCGGCCAGCTTGCCGTTCTGAATCACCGGCCCCTTGCTGTCGTCGGCAGGCTTGCCGCACCACGCGCAGCGCATCACTTCGCTAGGTCCCGCAGCTTGGCCGCCGCTTGGTCCAGGGCCTCGGCAGCTGCGATGGCCTTGGCTGCCACGTCGCCCTTGGTGGCCGACTTCGCCGGCTGTGCCTCGGCTGCCTCTGCCTTGGCCTTGGGCACCCGCAGCGATATGGGCCGCTGGCACTTGGGGCACACGAACCCGCGCAGCTCGGTGGGGGCATCCTTGCCGGCCAGGTCGCTATCGAGCAGCTGCTGCGCCCAGTCCAGCACTTGCTTGCGCGTGGCCTTCTGCTTCTTGCCAGTCAAACGTTGGCCAAGGGCCAGCAGCTGGGCATCGTCCAGAACGATCTTCATGGTTGTGGTCATGTGGTTGTCCTCGGCCACCAAAACGGTGGCCACACCCTAGTTATACCACAATCATGCAGCATGATGCAGTTCTATTCTGTGGGGTTCTGGTCTGCCGGTGGCTGGTCCTGCGGATTCAGTGCCCTGTCGCGCGCTTGCGCAGCCGATGCCCTCAGCTGCTGGTTCGAGTCGTGGTTGGCCTTCAGCTGCGCCAGCTGCTCGGGGGTGACAGTCAGGCCGGCCCGCTGCATCAGCGTCGCCACCTGCTCGGGCAGCAGCTCGATGCCCAAGGCCGCCAGGTCGTCCAGGCCGACGGGGTTGCTGGGCTTTTCGCCAACGATGCGCTGGAACTCTGCGTCGGGGTCGTCCACACCCAGCAGCACCATGGCCGTCTCCCTGGCCCGCAGGCCCTTCTCGTACTGGGTGGTGATGGCTTCACGCTCGGCATCGGTCAGGGGGCCGCTGTTCACGTTCGCCTGGACGGTGGGCCGCAGGTTGTCGTACTTCGTCGCGCTGCCACTGAACAGCGCGCCGAGTTTGGCCAGCACAGCCAGCAGCCACCTGTACGCACCCTCGGCAGCCACCGTGGTGTCGCGCAGGCTTAACTCGAAGCCAGCGCGCAGGTGTACCCTCGATGCGCCCGATATGCTGCCATCACCCTGGGCCAGCAGGTGCCCCTGCTTCGTTTCCATGTACATGGCCGCCCGATACTCGGCCAGCGTCGCCGTGTACGCCTCGGGGCTGCTCGGGTCCCTAAACCATGGCTTGGGTTCGGTGTATCCGGTGATCTTGCCGTCGTCGTCGCGCACCGGCTGGCCAGTCAGGTAAACCGTCGCGCCTGGGCCGCCTGGGTACTTGTCCAGGGCCTTGAACACCTTGCCGCCCTTGCCGTCGTCCTCATACGTGCCCGGCAGCTGCGCGTTGGTGATGATGCGTTCCATAAATCCCGCGTTGGCGTTGTTGTTGCCCATGGCCGTCAGCGCGAAGTTCAGGCCGCGCTGCAGCTGCATCAGCTGGTCCGTCACGATCGGCTTGCCGTCCATGGTGTGCATCAGCAGCAGACCGCCCAGGTCCAGCTCTAACGGGGTCGACTCGGTCGTGCCCGTCCAGCTGCGCAGCACCGTCTTGGACTTCCTGCCGTTGCGCTCGGTGAACTGCAGCTCCAGCCTGTCGACTGTCTGCTGGCCACCGCCCTGCTGGACCTTCTCAGACCACAGCACGTACGCACCCTGCGCCATGGTGTTCTTGTCGCACGCCGTGCCGCCCTTGTCGGGGTCCACCTTCTCGATGTACACCAGGTCCAGGGCCGCCTCCAGGTCCAGGCCGCTGGGGATGCCGCCCGATTCCAGCAGGCCGGGTGGAATGAACAGCCGCACGCTGCCCTTGCCCGTGGTGGCATAGTCGGCAGCTGCTTGCTGAATGAACTGGTGCGCGTTGCGCTTGTCTACCCAGTTCGTGATGGCCGCCTCGATCTCGGTAACCTCGGGGGCCTTGGCCGGCTTCTTGGCTTCCTTGCCAGGCTCTGGCACCTCGGGGCCTTCCTCGGCACCCTCTGGCGCGTTCAGGGGCACGAACTGCCAGCCAGGGGGCCGGCCCATCACCGCAGACACGTGCCGGTCCACAACCTCGGCCAGGACGTTGCTGCTGGTGAATGCCTTCTCTACCTTCAGCATGAACGCAGTAACATCTGCCGCCTTCGTGGTCAGTGGGTCAGGACTCGGCCCGCCCCAGCCAAGGCCGCCCTGCCAGTGGTCGCCCTGGTAGTACAGCAGGGCCTTCTTGCCCATGTCAGACAGCTGGCCGCCGGCTGCTGCCTTCACCGTGTTGATGTCCCACTGCCTGAATGGGGTGCCCGTCAGATACTGCGCCATGCACCGATTATGGCGCAACAAAACGGGGCAGCCAGTCCATGCCAGCTGCCCCTGATTCGATGCCTGGCCGTTAGGCCATCGGGGGTACGTCGTATTCCAGCATGAACTCGCGCATGATGCGCGCCACCTGCGACAGCAGCCCGCTGATGGTGGTGGCTGCCGTGTGGCCCAGTTCCTCGATGGCCGTGGCCAGGACGTTGGCGCGCTGGTCCAGGTTGTTGCCGCCGGCCTTCAGGATGTCGGCATCCTGCCAGCTCTGGCCCTTGCCGCCCCAGGCCACGCCGAAGGTCGCACGGTCGTCGCCCATGACCTTGAAGTACACGCTGCCGCTTTTGCCTTGCTCGGTGATGAACGCCAGGGGCAGCTGCTGAATGGCGCGCGTCAGCTGCTCGGCTGTCAGGTCGTTGGTGATGATTCGGGTGGCTGTTGTGGTAACCATGCCAGTGTTATACCACACCGTGCAGCACGATGCAATACCAAAACACAGAAAAGGCAGGGGGCTGCCACAACACAGCACACCCTGCCCGGATAGAAGATTTTACTGCAGGCCGTGGACTTCCACGACGTCGTACTGGCCACGCAGGAACATCTGCCGATCGCGCTGGCAGCCGTCGCACACCAGGACGGTGTGGCACCTGGCACCGATGTATGTGGCTGCGTCGCTGTACGCTACCAGCTCGGTCGTGGCGTCCTCGATCTGGCACACCTCGCAGCAGTCGGGTACCTTGGGTGCGCACTGGCACTGCAGCCAGCACAGGCCGGCCAGGGCACCCGCGCCCGCCAGGTACCACCACCCTGCTGGGTCGTTGGGTTCAGTGGCGAAGGCCGCCAACATCAGCACCAACGCGCCAGCGAACGACAGCACGGCAGCCCGTGCGAACCAGATGCGCGCGCTGTTCATCGGTCGCCACCAGGCCCTTCCAGAACGCCGGCCACAGCCGCCTCTTCTGGGTCGTAAGGCTTCACCACCAGGCTGGTGCCTTCCAGCAGCTCGGGCCGGCCCTGCACAGCCGCGAACAGCGCAGCGCGTGCGTCCTCGATGAACTCAAACGCAGCCCACTCGGTAGTCAGCCACCCCTCTGCGTTCATGCTTACACCGTGTGGGTGGGAATCCACCAGCACCAGGAACTGGGCCAGCGCGATGGCCATGGCCGAGTTCTGCGCGTCGTGCTTCTGCTTCCTGGCCAGCGTGGGGCCAGGCTGCCCGGTGCCGCTGCACTGCTGGCTGCCCGACTGGTGGGGCATCATCTTGCCGGTGGCGTCCACCGTGGCCTTGCGATGGCACACGGGGCACCGTTCCTGCTGGCCTGGTATCTGCCGCATGTATGGCTGCCTCACTTGGACACCCCCAACACCGCCATGCCCAGCCGCCCGGCAATACCGTCCAGGGCATTCTCGAACGACAGGCTGGCATCGTGCGCGCCACTCATGAAGTGGGCCAGCTCGTGCAGGTACGTGCGCACCAGTTCCTGCTTGTTGCCTTCCAGGAACAGCTGGGCCGACAGCCACAGCACCATGTCGTCCAGGGCAGCCAGGCCCTTCAGTTCATCGGCCCGCACCTCGAATACCCGCACCGTCACCTTGGGGGCTGCGATGATCTTGTCCAGCTTGCGCAGCTCGGCCAGCTGCTTCCTGTACTTGCCGATCGGCAGGGCCTTCAGGTCGTACTGCGTGCTGGACACCGTGGCCGACGACGGCACGCCGGCCTTCAGCAGCGCACCGCGCAGGTCCCTGCTGTCCACTACCACCGGGGTGTATCCCTTGCGCGCTGCCACCTGGTCCACTTCGCCGCCCATGGCCACCACCGCACGGTCGCCGTGCTTGTCCTCGAATGCCTGGGCCAGCGATTCCTTCAGCTGGTTGTCGACGTGGTAATCGCCGCATGCGTCGGCCTCGATCGTTTCAGCGTGGCACAGCAGCTGCCTGGCGATGTCCACCGTGGCGTTGTCGCGCAGCCACTTGCCGATGGCCCAACCGACTTCAAACTCTGACACCGTGGCCCTGTCCCTGTTCAGCGTCACACCTTCGCCGCTGATGTTCCAGTCCCAGATGGCCGTGCCCTTCATGGTCGTGATGTACACACCCTGAATGTAGACGCGCATGCCCTCTGCCTCTGCCCTCGGCATCGGCCCGATGGGGCACGCCGGCAGGATCCTGCCTTCCAACGCCCTGGCCACGTCCTGCATGACCACGCTGGCCGTGAACCCTTCGCCGTTCTGTTCCTTGGTCACCTTGGCGTGCAGTGTTTCGGTGCCCATCACCTTCCTGAACAGGAACTCGATGGTGCTGTCTGGTGTGCGCAGCACGATCGTGCCGCCGGCACGGGTGGCTGCCAGTGCTGCCATCTTCGCGCCTTCACCGAACTGGCCGATGGTGGGGCCGCCTGGCCGCTTGGTGCCGTGGCCGACGATCAGCAGCTCGGCCAGCTCGGGCACCGTGTTCGTGCTGATGGTGATGGTGTCGCTGCCCTCGGCCTCGATGCGCATGCCCTCGGGGTCTGCGTCGATGGCGTTGCATGCCAGTTCTCGTGCCACTTCCCACGCGCCCCAGTTGGGCACGTACGTCGGGGCCAGGTTCAGGTTGATGTACTTGGGTTTCATGTTGTGGTTTCCTCGGTTCTGCGTCGTGGGCCGCGCCCCCATTTACAGGGACACCGCCAGGCCGGTCACGGACTCGATCGTGCTGCGCAGCTGGTCTGCATACAGCCCGTCCAGTTCCTCGATGATGCGCACGTCCATGCCGCGAACCTTTAGGAAGGTCATGGTGTACGTGTCGCTGGGGTTCAGCGTCACCTTGATGATGCTTACCCGTCGGCAGCCCTTGATTCTGAAGCGAAGGAACGGGCCAGCCCCTTCCTTGGTGTCCAGCCCATACACGAACTCGTGCGCGCCGATCATGGCGCAGGCTTGTCTGCCGATCTGCTGCACTCTGATGGTTTCAGCGATCTGCTGCAGCTCAAAATCCGAATAGTGGCGTGGTGTTGTGGTTGCCATGTCAGTGTTATACCACAGCGTGCTGCATGATGCAATACCAAAACGCAAAATAATCAGGGGCCGGTTCACCCAGCCCCTGCGTCGTCGGCCTTAGTCGTCGGCCTTGTTGGGGTCGTCGTACACGTGGGCACAGTTCTGGCATTCCAGCTGGCCGGCCTCGGTGTACTGGACGCGCCGGCTGCCGCAGCTCGGGCACCCTGGCAGGTCCAACATGCCCACGAAGTCGCTGTCGTGCTTCATCAGGTCCACAATCGCGCCTATGCGCCCACGGTGCTGGTCTTGCTCGGCCACGGCCTCGTGCCATAGGTCCATGTCCAGCTCGCGCTTGATTCCATCCTCGGCCAGCTGCGCCAGTACCCTCGGTTCCAGCGCGTCCAGCTCCCAGGATTCGCGCCCGTACCGCCTGATGTAGCCGCCGGCCCTGCTGTCGGTGATCTTGGCCGGGTTGGGTGGTGGGGCATACTGCTGAATCTGCGCCATGGTCAGTGCCATGTGCCGCACGGTCAGCTTGTCGTTGCCGTCGTCGTCGGTTTCGTTGTAGCTGTACACCTTCTGGTCGCCCTTGTCGTATTCGCCCAGCTCGGTGAACAGCAGCAGCCGGTCCTCCACGTCGCGCACCATGTCGATGCCGCTGGGGTCGTGGTCGCCAAAGTACAGAATCACCACGCGCTTGTCGCTGTCCAGGGCATCACGCAGCCGCTGGCCGTTCTCGTACATGGCCGACGCGCTGGAATACCCACGGTTGGAAGTGAAGGGCACGTCCCACCGCCTGCAGACGGGTTCCAAGACACCCTCCAGGGCCGCCTTTTCCACCATCACCTCGACATGCACCGGCTGCCTGTCCCACAGTCGAATGCGGAACTGCTTGGCGCATGCCGCCACGATGTCTGCCGGGCTGTCCCAATGGGGGTTCTCGATCGTTTCACGGTTTCGGTCCTCGATCAGGTCCCAGTCGACCAGGCCGGCCAACCTCGCATCGGTCAGCAGGCTGCCGATGTTCTTGTACGACGTTTCCTTGTTGGGCAGGCCGTGGTGCGCCACCAGCTGGTAATAAACCTGCCGCAGGGATAGCCGGTACCCCTGCGCTGCATAGCTGGTGCATATCTCGATGATCTTGCGCACCCACTTCAGGCTGTCAGGCTTGAAGTCCTTCTCGATGTAACAGTGCTTTGCCATTTACTTCACTTCCTCGCAGTCTGCGCACGCTTCGTGCTGCTGCTTGCCATGGACGCACACGCCGCAGGCCGCTGGGTCCTCGTCTGCTGGCTTGGTCGTCGTTGCCTCGGTCACCAGGGCCTCGTATCCCTTGCTGCGCTCGGTGCTGGCCAGCTTCGTGGCCAGGTCGTGCCTGCCGCACCAGCCGGCCACCTTCCAAGGCCCTGCTGGGCAGCCATCGGCCCCTAAGTCGACAAGGGCCTGCAGCTTGTCCACCTGCTCGGTGTAGTGCGCCACCAGCTTGCCGTACGTCCAGCCCTTGGCCGATGACATGGCATCAGGGCCGTGGTCGCGCACGTCGGCCTGGTTCATGGCCAGCCGCTCTGCGTTGTACTTCAGGTCCCTGGCTGCCTCTGCGTGGACCTTCTGGCCAGTCTTGCGTTCCCAGACTGCGTGCGTGTACGTCCTGTTCTCGCTGGTGCGCATGGCCACCTCACCCGTTGCCGGGTGGGTGGTGTAGAACTTCGTGCGTGCCATTACTTGGCACCTTCCAGCCAGGTCACCCTGTACAGGCCGTCCTTCTTGAATCTTCGGCACAGCACCCGCATCAGCGTGCTGGGGTTGTCGAATGCGACGCTGAACCACTCCATGCGGCTGGACCTGTGCGCCAGGTCATTCAATCGCGCCTGGAACTTGCTGGCCGTGTGAATGCTCAGGAAGTACCGGCTGTGGAATCCTTCGGCACCCTTGTCGCGCTTCGTGTGAAGGTGGCCGAGTTTGATGGAATCAGCCACCACCTGCACCGTGTTGATGCGTGGAATGGTCAGCTGGTACCCGTCGGCACAGGTCACTGTGAAGTGGCCAGGGTCGCAGCCTGCGCGCATCCATGCCGGTGCGCTCGTGTCCTCGATCGTGGCCACCTGCATGGCTTGGCCGTGGTGCATGAACACCATGCCCGGCTGCAGGTCGCGTGCGCTGATGATGCTGGTGCCGCCAGCTGCGGGGTTCTGGGTTGGGGTTGTGGTTCCCATGCACTGCATTATACACAACATGCTGCACGATGCAATACCAAAACAGCAAAATGGGCAGCATTTTACTGCCGCCCATTCCTGCCGATTCCTTGCCTGGTCGTTTAATCCAGGTCCACGAACCTGCTAAAGAACCCAGGGTCGCGCACGCGCTCGTACAGCCCGCCGCCGTCGCTCTGGCTTCCTGCCTTGCCCGCGCTGGTGTTGCCCTCGTACGTGCGCAGCTTGCCGCCGGCCAGGACCTGCGCCACGATGCCGATGTGCCCGGTGCCGTCCTCACGAACGAACAGGCACAGCCGGCCACGCGCTGGGGTGTTGCTCAGTCGGTTGTTGCTGCTGGCCCAGCTGCGCCACTGCGCCACGCGCGCGCTGTTCGGGTCGCCGGGGCCGATCGTAACACCGGCCACTTCACAAGCGAACTCGATGCTGGCCGCGCACCAGTTGTACTGCATGTTCCCACTCAGGCCGGTGGACGTCATGATGGCCGACACCCAGGGGCCTCGGTTGTTGCCGCCGACTTCGCGCACCTTGATGTCGTTGGCCAGGACTGACATGGCCAGCAGGACGCGCTCGCCTGCCTTCTTGGTCGCATAGTCGGGGTATCGCTGGCTCAGGATGGCCAGCACCTTCTGCTTCGCTTCTTGGGTCGTCATGGTTTCACCTCGCGCCTAGTTTAGTTCATTCGCGCCGGTCACGCTCGTAAATAGCCTGCAGCCTTGCCTTGGCTTCAGCCTGCTCTGGCGTCAGTGCGTCGCCGGCCACCTCGAAACACTGCAGCACGAACAGGGCACTGATGGCCTGGCTGTACTCGGTGTTCTCTCGGTCACGATGCAGCAGCCTGCGCTTCAGGTCGTCCACCTCTGCCTGCAGTCCTTCCACCGTCTTAGTTTCGGGGTCGCGCTGCTGAATCTCTCGATTCAGATACCAGGCCGCCTTCTTTAGGTCCTCGGTGCCCGCCTTTTCCTTTTCGCGCAGCACGTACTTCACCACGTTGCCCAGGCAGAAGCCAAGGCCGAACTGCTCGATGATGCGCATTACCGTGTCGCCCTTGTAATGCCCTGGGTTCACTGGGTCGTGTCCCATCAGCGTGCCACCACCACGTTCTCGTTGGCGAAGTCCTTGCGATACTGCCGCCAGCCGGCAAAGTTGCCCCAGTATTCGCGCTCGGTGTCTGGTGTGGCCACGTGTTCAAACGGTGACCAGTGGCCAGACTTGGCCAACCTGTCGTGCAGCTCGATGTCGGCCAGCACGTCGCGCTTGCCTTCGTGGGTCAGGTAGGACACCCTGGCGCACCGGCCCACCGACACCTTGGTGACGTACTCGGGCAGCACCATCTCCATGTGGCTGCAGCTGATGCCTTCACCACCGTGGTATGCCGATGAATCCAGGTATGCCTGCACGTCCTGGATGTCCTGGTCCTCGATCAGGGGCCAGTGCCACCAGCCTGCCGGCACTTCCTTCGGCTGGCTTGCTTCCATGGCTTCGCGCGCCATGGTCGCCACGGCCTGGAACGATGGCTCGGCCTCGGGACTGCAGCGCAGGTGCCAGACGTTGGCCCAGTCGGTCGCGCTTACGATGATCGTGCAGAACATCCAAGGCTCCAGCAGCCGGTTCACGTACTGCTTGTGGATGTTCAGCGTGTGCATCAGCCTGGCCTTGTTTACCGCGTCGTCCCGGCCTTCCAGCCACAGCGTGCGCGCCAGCTCTGCCTGGTCGTCGTCCAGAACGTCGCCGGCCTGCATGCCCTTCTGGTTCTGCCTGAACTCGGGCACGAACGGGTCGTCCACCACGCGCTGTATCAGCTTCTCGGTGGGGATGGCCCGGCTGCTGGCCGCGTTCCTGCTAAGCATTCGGTGGGTGTTCACCTCGGCCAGAATGACGCGCGGGAATGTCCATTCCATCGTGGTCAGTCGCTGGCCCTGTGGACTGATGGAATCACACAGGACGCGCGCGCTGATGGGCATTACTTCTGCAGCTCCAGATTCAGCTGCTGCGTCTTGCCGTTGGCCGACGCATAGACCGTGCCCTCGATCTTGGGGCCAGCGCGCAGGAACAGCTGGCCGGTCACCGTGGCATCCGTGCTGCCGATCTTCAGGGTGCCGACGACGTTGCCGCTGCCGGACACCGTGCCGCTGCCGGTGAAGTCGGTGCCGGTTCGGTTGTTGTGGCCGGTGGCCGTGAACTTACCGCTGCCCTCGATGGCCATGGTGATGGGGCCGCTGCCGTTGACAGGTATCTGGTCCTGGAACGTGCCAGACCAGCTGCCGGCATAGGGGCTGCTGCCCCCACCCCCACCACCGCCCGAGCCAAGGTTGGCACCACCGCCACCGCAGCCGAAGGCAAGAACGACGAAAACGCCCAACAGGGCCATGCGCATGTGTTTCATACAGCCGCATTATAACACAGCACCATGCAGCACGCATACAGCACAACGGGCCGCCGTTTCCAGCAGCCCGTCGACTTGGTTGCCTATCGCTTGGCTGGGTGCCGCAGCTGGCCCACGATCAGCAACCACACCCTGCAGAACCTGAACCGTGGCCGGCCTTGGTGTCTGCTCGGCTGCCGGTGCTTCACTGCTGGCCTTCCTGGTCCACCACCTGGCGCGCTTCGTCGTTCAGGGGTTCCACGTTGGTGAACTTCTGCGGCAGACCATGCTGGCCTGGCTGCGTCAGCCACTCGGGGTGCGTGGCTTCCTTCCACCACCTGGCATACGTCGGTGTTTGCTCTGCGCGCCACACGCCGGCCAGCACCGGGCTGCGCATGTCGCCCTCGTTCACCACTTCCACCTCGCCGGCCTCGGCTGGCAGCATGGTAATGCACCTGTGCTGGGTGATCTCGTGCAGGGCCTGCTCCAGCTCGGCCCGTGTCAGCCCCTTGGCGTTCAGCATCAGCTGCTGCTTGGCGAAGGTCAGGACGTGGCGCAGCCGCCCCATAATCGCATCGATGTCCTGCTCGGCTGCCTGGGCCTGTGCGTCGTTCTCGGGCACCTGCGCCAGAACCTCGGCCAGCTTGTCCAAGTCGGCAGTGGCTTCGTCCACCACCTCGATGGTCGCAGCCTCGGCCAGCACGACGCCGGCCTATGGTCGCCCTTCTTGGCCAGCAGCTGGTGGCTGTCCTTGTCGTCGGGGGCCTCGGCCAGGATGCCCTTGCCGTCCAGTCGCATCCAGATGTCGTGCGGGGCAGTGATGGGCTGCATGGTTGCCATGGCTCTGATGTTACCCGTGGGCAAAGTAAAGGCCCCCTACCGCTGCCGTCGCAGACCTCGGGGGCCTTCCTGGACGACTCGCAGCTCCCACGTCTGGTGCTGCGCCAGGCTGCGCAGGATTCGCTGGTGTGACTTTACCCGCCTCGATCGGTGGCCGCGCCACTCGTGCCTGTCGTCTTGGTCGGTGCCGGCACGAACGACACCCGAACATCGAACAGCCGCGCGCCTCTGCTGGCCGAGTCGGTGTACAGATACCCGTCCTTCATCAGCCAGTAGGCCATGCGCAGCTGGTGACCAACCGGGCACACGTCGGTGGTGCCTCGGCCCACTTCCTTCTTGGTGCCGTCTGGGAACACGCCCCACTGCACGACGTTCGCGCCCTTGGCATGCACTTCCATGGTCAGCTCGTACTTGTTGAAGGGCCGCGCCAGCTGCTTGAAGCTGGCCACGTTCACCCCTGCCCTGAACGCGCCGCAATACAGCAGGTACGGGTTGTTGGCGTCGCGCCAGCGCGTGGCTTCCAGCACGTCCACCTCGTCCTTGGTGGCGTCGTCGTACGTCCAGATGGCCCGCACGCCGGCAGGGTCGTCCTGGTCCATTCGGTTGCGCACCTCGAAGGTGTACGTGCCCAGCTGCACCTTCGGACCCAGGACGCCGGCAGACTCGAATGCGTTGGTGATCTTGAACCGCAGCCACCCCTGGCTCATGCTCTGCACCAGCTTGGGGTTGTACGGGGCCGCATATCCGACTTCACCGCTGCGCATGGTCCATGCCGTGATGCGAGTGGGTGCCGGGGTGTCGGCCTGGGTGGTTTCCTTGACTTGGCCAACGGCCAGGACAGCCGCCAGCAGAACGCCGATGATGGTTATGCGTCGCATGGCCGACTATACCGCCTTACACGCGCTGCCGACGGGTGAACAGTGCCACGTACTCGGGCCTGGCCTTGCCCACCATCACCAGGGTGCCCGTGGCCCATTCCTCGCAGACCAGATACCAGCAGCTCGGGCAGCTGCGCCGCACCACCTTGCCGTTGTCGACCAGCTGGTGGATGGCACCGGGCTGGCCGCATCGGTCGCACTTGGCCAGGTCAGGGTTCCACGCCATGGGCACACAGGATGCACCGCCGGCCTGGTCGCACGTACCACCCGCGCCTGTGGGTGCGCATCGGCAGGACGTGGCCGCATTCCAGCAGCTCTGCATCGGGCTGCCTAGCTTGCCAGTGGTCGCCCACCACGTCGTACACCGGGCTGGCGTCCCAGTTCAGCATCGCCCAGTGCCGGCTGCCCTCGATTCGGATGCCGCAGTCTGGCCAGAACTGCTGCCGTGGCACCTCGATCGTGTGGCCGCCCAGGTCCCAGACGTAAGCCACCACCTGCTGGACGGCCTTGCGCTTCATGACTGTGCCCCCTTGCCCCTTGCCGGCACCAGTAACTCGAGACGGTGCAGTGCGCCCTTCCTGGTGTTCAGCGTCGCGCCTCGTGTCGATGGCCGCAGGCAGTCCCTATGCAGAACGCGCAGGCTGCCGAACCTGGCTTGTGAGTCGTCAATCACGAACGGCCTGGTGCCGATCGGTTGCCCGCATTCGGGGCACTCCATGGCCGGCACCTTGTCCAGGTCGCAGCCGTATGGCCCGATGTTCGCGCCCTCTCGTGGGCAGCACAGCAGGCAGGTGCAGCCGTCGACTGGCTCGTGATTCACTCCACCCACCTGCCGAACCAGTTGCCGCGCACTTCCTTCAGCGTCACCGGCTTGGTCAGTAGCTTGGCCAGCTGCTGCACGTGCTGAACGTCCAGGCCCACGTTGGGATCTGTGCGCACCAGCCGTGGTGCCGGCACTTCCAGGTCGTCCACGATGGCGAAGGCCACCGGCACGCCGTCCATGCTCGGCTGCCGCCTGAACGCCTGCAGGTGTGCGCCTATCTGCTCGGCCCGCACCCTGGTGCCGTGCTGCTTCAGCCACTCCCAGTATTCGGGTGTGGTCCTGTTGCCCCAGAACTGGCCCTCGGTCGCATCTTCGTCGCTGGCCGTCACGCTGTGGATGCGCTGGTAACAGTCCAGCCCATGCGTCAGCAGCAGCGTCTCGATGCCGGCCATGGTCATGTTGCCGTTGTGCAGCTGATACCGCCAGGCCGACGACAGCACCAGCTGCACGTCGGGCATGGCTGCCAGCAGCCGGTTCATCAGGCCGGTGGGGTACGGGTGCAGGCCGCTGTACCCGTTGGCGTGCCGCTCGTGTCGATTCAGCACGCCATCGATGTCCAAGTACAGCAGCCGCATCATTCTGCGCACCCGCCAAGGCTGCCGTAAAACGGGCACCGGCCACACTCCAACAGCTCGGGGTGACCTTCTCGGAATCGCAGCTCCCTGCCACACTCTGGGCACACCGGCAGCTCGAGCCTGCCCTGCTGCCAGCTGTACAGCATGAACTCGGCCACCTTCTGCTTCTTGCGTTCCTTGTGTTCGCCACTGATGGCAGGCAGGTGCTGGCCTTCTTGCAGCATTTCATAAACGGCCAGCAGGTCGGCCACTTCGCCCATAATCCTGTCCGCGTTGCTGTGTGGTTGCCCCTGCTGCACTTCGTCCAGCCCGAACCTGGTGGCCTTGCTGCACCGTTGCGCGACTTCCACGCCTTCCTCGCCCAGGATGCCCAGCAGCATATCCAGCAGCGTCACTGGTCCCACTCCCTGAGCAGTTCGCCCGTGAACGTGATGGTGTTGCCGTCGTCGCCGGCCTGCACTTCCACGTGGGCACCGCTGGCGTTCTTGATGGCCTCGGCCATCTGCTCGGGGGTTGCGTCGTACGGCAGGGCCTCGGTTTCCCAGCCCTGCACGAACAGCTCGCCCTTCCACCTCGATGGCAGGACGCGCTCCCAGTGGTTGGGCAGCAGCCACGCCACCGCCCTGCCGATGATGCCGACGGGCACGACGACGCGCCGGCCCATCTGCCCAACCTTGAAGGATCCACCCGTGGCCTTCACAGGTCCAGCCCTCCCTGCCCAGCTGCCTCGGCCACCATGCGCGCTGCGTGCGCCTTGCCCTGCTCCCTGGCTTCGTCCTCGGTGTCGAATCCCACGGCCATCAGGTCGTCGCCGGTGCCTGTGTCCAGCGTATACGCCCAGTGGGTGCCGTCCACTTCCTTCCACAGCTCGGCCTTGGGGTGCCCGGTGTGTTCGCACTCGATGCCGGCCCACAGCATGTACTTCGCCCTCACGAGTCGCCCCCTTGCTTCTCGGCCATAACGCCCAGCACAATGCTGCGCACTGCGTCGGGGCAGATGGTCAGGAGGCTGTGCTGTAGCTGGTAGCGCGCCCGATACTCGCCGCACTTCTCACCGACCTGGTAGCGCGCCCGATACTCGCCGCACTTCTCACCGACTTGTCGACCTTGGTGGTACACCCGCACAGCGTTGGCCAGCTCTGACTGCGTTGCCTCACCTTCCAGGGTGAACAGCTTGTCGCCCTCGCAGCTGAACACCTCGGTGTGGCCCTGTTCGTTGATGATGCCCTCGTACACGTCGCCGTTGTACGTGGTGGTGTTGGTTGGTTCGTCCATCACCGTGCAGTATAGCGCATCATGCAGCACGGTGTGGCGTCATTTCACCAAAGTGAATCATGCCAGTCTGGGCACTCGATCGTTTGGCCGGCCATGGCGTGGGGGCAGTCGCTGCAGTATTCGATGCGCCCATCCTTCAGGAACAGGTGGCACTTGGTGATGTTCGCACCTTCGCGTGCGCCCACGCGCAGCGATGGCGTGAACGTTGGCCGCTCCAGGTCGCCGTTGAAGTCCCAGCGGGGCACCTCGAATGGGTGGACGCACTGGCACGCTGGGCAGTAGAAGATGTAACAGGACACCACGCCCGCCTGGTTGTTCAGCCCCTTGATCTTGGCCGCCATGCCCTCGATGCTACCCGCTGGTTGCCACCGAGTGGGCCGAATCCATGGCCGCCGGGTGTGGCGTTGGCGCGAACGACAGCACCAGGCTGTCGGCCTTGTCGGGTGACTTCACGCCACGGTCGCGCATGTCCTTCTTGCTTTCCATCTGGACCTTGCCGCTGGGCACCTCGATGGTCAGCACGCTGCACAGTTGGCCGATCAGCTCGGGGTCGTTCGGGATGCTGATGCACTCGGTGGGGTCGTGGGGCACACCGCCTGGGTCGCCTTGCCGCCACAGCCACAGCTCGTATGCCTTCCTGAACCTTTCGCGCACCGTCCAATACAGCTCTGCGCGCATGTTGGTAAACAACTCCTTGGCCGGCTTGTCGCCAAAACGTCGCCCGCTGCACTTGCCGCTGCCGTTCACCGCGTGCAGCTTAAATGGCCACTGCTTGCCGCCGTTGGCCTCGGGGTGGTATTCGCTGGCCAGTGGGCCGCCATAGCCGCCGCCGGCATCGTAATGCAGCACCCGCGCACTGACGCTGCTGGTGACCATCAGCATGGCCCTGGCCACCTGCGCCGGCACTGGCCGCACAATCACCTTCTGCAGCACCACGCTGGCCCCTCTGCGCATGGTCCACACGTCCACGTCGGCACCGCTGCCCGACAGGTCCGCGCCGCATTCCACGATTTCGCCCATGTCGCCCAGGTCCAAGTTGATGGCCGCCGTCACCCACGCGAATGGGAACACCAGCCGATCGCTGGACGCGCTGTAATCGATGTCCACTTCGCGCGCCATCTTCGCCGGGTCTGTAAACCGCTGCTTGGCCTTCTCGTACCAGGGGTAAATGATGCGCCGGGCACCGATCGTGGCCGGGTCTGGGGATTCGCCCTTGCCCGTGGCGATCGTGTTGCCCTCGGTGTCCAACGCCAGCCAGGTGTTCTTGCGCGGGTCCTGCTTCCACCGCAGCGACAGCACCGGGTGGTTGCCGCTGAACCGCTTGGTGGCAAACCAGTCGCCGGGGTTGTTCGGGGTGGACAGCCAGAACTTCACCTCGGCAGTTTCGGACAGCGACGCCTCCACGCTGTCGGGCTTGGCCGTGAATGCAGCCTCGTCAATCAGCACGCGCGTCGCACGTCCACCGCGCCCGATCTGGTTGCCACCTTCACCCACCAGCAGCGAACCGTTGGCCGGGTTCAGGATGCGCAGCCGCAGGCCGTGCTTGGCTTCGTCGTATCCCACCGGGGCCATCCAGCTGGGCAGCGTACGTATCATCATGCGCGCCTTGTGCATGATGCTGGACGGGTCGCCCTTGCTGTCCACCAGGGACACCTTGCGACTGCAGAACAGGCCGGTGAACTCAGGCTCGAACAGCCAGGACCAGGTGAACCAGGCCACCAGCAGCCAGGTCGCACCCATGTCGCGCGCCTTCTCGATGATGCCCTCGGCCTGCGCGCCTTCCACCTCGAACAGCCACCGGGCAGCTTCCACCTGGTAGTCGAACGGGATAAACGGCAGCATGCCCTTGTTGGGTGGCCGTGGCTCGTACGTCCAGCCGTAGAACTCCAGCCAGTACAGGAACCCGTCGACACCGCGCGCCGGGCTGCACTTGTCCAGCTCGGCCTGCTGTTTGGCCACGTCGCTGTTGGCCTCGGCCAGCAGCTTGCTGCGCTGCTCCAGGTTGGCCAGCTCGACACCGCGCGCCGGGCTGCACTTGTCCAGCTCGGCCTGCTGTTTGGCCACGTCGCTGTTGGCCTCGGCCAGCAGCTTGCTGCGCTGCTCCAGGTTGGCCAGCTCGACACCGCGCGCCGGGCTGCACTTGTCCAGCTCGGCCTGCTGTTTGGCCACGTCGCTGTTGGCCTCGGCCAGCAGCTTGCTGCGCTGCTCCAGGTTGGCCAGCATGGTGGGGTTGGTCAGCTTGGCCAGCCCTCGTATCACCAGGTGCGTGGCCTGGTCAGTGCCCACCTGCTTGCCGTGCCTGGCCAGCTCGTTGCGCACCACCTGCAGCTGTGCCGACTGCCGAACCTTCTGGAAGGCCAGCCGCGCCGTTCTACCCATTCACCACCCAGTACAGCCCCAGAACCGTCAGCAGGCCGCCGCTGCTGGGCATCGGGTCCCACAGGCTGCCGTCGACTTCGCGCACCACCGCGTGGAACGTGCCGCCCTCGATCGTGCCCACCTCGATGTGTCTGCCGATCGGCTGCGCATGCCGCAGCACCTCGATGCCGGCACCGTCAGCCACCGACACCATGGCCACCAGCTGCAGCCCCATGGCCTGAAGCCAGCCGGCTGTGTCGGCCAGCCAGAACTCGGGATCCTCGGCCACGAAGTTCGGCACCAGCTCGTGGGGCACGTCGGCCAGCCTTGCGATGCACCGCCGCCAGCAGTCAGTCATGGGTGCCCCTGCCTTCGTCGCCGCACGTATCGCTGCTGCTTCTTTTCGGGGTCGTTGGCCGTGTGCCAGGCCCTGCAGTCGTCGCACAGGTATGCCACGTGGCCGAGACGCTTGGCCGCACGCTGCGCTGCCTTCTTGGTGTCATGCTGCAGCTTTCCACTCGGGCAGTCCTCACCCATCCACCGCCCCCAGCTCTGGCCTGGTCAGCTGGCGCGCCCAGTCCAACACCACGAAGTCGGGGCCGTACGCCTGCTGCACGCATGGCACGTGGTTCAGCATGCACACCAGCATGTCCACCCGATTCACCCACGGCCACACGCCGCCGGCCAGGTACCTCGGCTCTGCTTGGCCTTCCACCTCGGCAATCAGGCAGTGCATCAGCACCCTGTCCCTGGTCAGCGCGCCGATCTGCCGGCCATACCCCATGCCGGCTGCCTGGACGTAGATGCTGGCGTCGCTGAAGTCGGGCACCAGGCACACCTGCGTGCCGTCGCTGAACTGCACCACCGTGCCGCCAGACACGTCGTACCGCAGCTGCATGCCGCCGATGTAAATGGTGCCCATCACGGGTGCCATCAGCTGCCCCCTTCCTCGGCCAGGGGTTCCACGTCCACGTTGTGCCTAGTGCGCCAGTGCTTGCCGCTGTACTCGGTCCAGCTGTATCGCATCATCTGCACCAGCAGCACCTTCTCGCGCATGTCGTGCGCTTCCTGCGCCGTGGCCGCTGCCACCTGCCGCATGCCACCGCCGCTGCACTCGATCAGCCCCCACCCTGCTGGCAGCTCGTGCTTTTCGATGATGCCCCTGGGTGCAGCGTAGTACCTGAAGTTCCCCACGCCCATGGTGGACAGCCGCCGGTGGGCCTTGTTCCGATCGGCCAGGAAGTCGCTGCGCGATACCTTCACCTCGACAAGCATGGACTGGCCGGCATAGGTCCACCCCACCACGTCGGGGGACTCGGGGCAGTGCCACGCCACCACCTCGGTGGCCACCACCACGGCCCCATGGTTCCGCAGCCACGTGGCCGCGCGCTTCACCAGCTCGGCATGCGTCACCGCCGCCGCCCCTTCACTCGGTTGTCGACGCCCAGGACTTCCACCCGCATGGACTCTGCCCGCGATGGGTGCCCCAGCATGCCCAGGCCGATGTCAGACAGCTGCCACTCGAAGTATCGGCTGCCCACCCAGGACTTGCTGCGCCTCTCGATCATGCCGGCCTGCGCCATGCCTTCCACCACGATGGCTGCCACCTCGATCGTGCCGCCGCCCATCAGCTGGATGGTGGCCACGCCTCGGCCCGTCCAGTTGGGCATGGTGCCCTTGCAGTACAGCAGCTGCAGGACTTCCATGGGGTTCGGACTGCCTTCCTTCAGCCATGCCTCGAACAGCTGCTCCTTCTGCTCTGCCGTCATGCCTGTGCCACTTCCTGCTGCATCTTCAGCACGTCGGTGATGCCCAGGGCCAGGGCCTGCGCCTCTGCGCACTTGTCCATGACCTCAGACGCGCCGCGAATGGACGCCACAAGGTTGGCCGACGGCACTGGTGGCTCTACACTTTCGGGGTCCTCGGCCTGGTCCACCGCCCGCATGTACGCACGCTCTGCCCAGTCCAGCCGCCTGGTCGCCATGCCCAGCAGCTTGTTGGCCGCGTCGTGCAAGTTGGCCGCTCGGTTTGCTGCCTGGTGCAGCATGCGCTCGTACGGGTTGCTGGCCTCGATCGGTGCCAGCTCCATGGCCTGCTGGATTCTATGCGAATCGTACGCCGCTGCCCGGTTCACCCAGTCGAATCGTGCGCGCAGCCTGTCCAGCGATCGGGACGCCAGGCCCGTCGTTTGCGCCAACGCGCGCGCGCTGCGGGGGGCTGGCATTCGCAGATACGCCGTGAAGGTGGCGAAGTCCTTGTCTGTTTCCTCGGGCAGTCGTTCCCATGGGTGGGGTCCTTGCGCGCCTGTTGCGCTGGTGTGTGTCTTGGTTGCGTCGTCCATGTGGCCACTTCCCTGCCAGTCCTTGCTGGTCGGCCAGGTGCTTCCATTATCCCACGCGCTGCACGCCATGCGCACCCCTCTGCAGCACGAAGGGCCAGCTGCACCTTCTTGATGCCTCTGGCCCTTCTTGGACTTCTTGCGCCTTCCCTGCTTCCTTTACGTGTCCATGTCGCGCACGCGCTGCTCGTACGTCTTGCTTGCACTGGTGTCGGCAGCTAGGACGGCAAGGGCATGCTGCCTGGCTGTCGGGTCGTCGTACAGCTGCTGCAGGGGTATGCCGGTCGCGCCGGCTGCCTTGGTCAGGACGTACCATACCGGCAGCTCGGCCATGGCCCCCTCGCCTCGGCCCATGGCTGCGTCGACCAAGACGGCCACACAGTCGGGCAGCTCTGCGCGCATCTGCTCCCAGGATGCCGGCACTATGGCCTGCTTCATGTTCTGGTCGGTCAGGGTGTCCACTCGTGCCCCCTCATACATGTGGGCACGCCTTCCACTGGTTCGCCCTTGGGCCTCGGGTGCTGCATGGCACTGGCCTGGTGTCTTGCCGTCTGCCGAGTCACCAGCGCGCTGTACACCGCCGCCACGACGACGAACGGCAACATGATCGGCCAGGAGACTGCCATGCCGACGGCCATGGCGTTGTGGTGCTGCTGGTCCTTGATGTCCACCGCCAGGCAGACGTCGTGCGCCAGCATCTGCATGACTCGCATGCGCCGGTGGTTGAAGTCGCTGCCGACGGGCACCAGCACGTCGTCGCCAGGTTGTACGGTGTTCTCGGGCACCAGGTTCACCCGCCACAGCTGCGGATGATGCCCCGCGATGAGTAGCACGACGGTCACGACGGCACCCAGCGCATAGATGATGGCTGTGCTGTAGGATCCTAAGTTCATTGGTTCACCTCGACTTGCATGGGCATCATCCACCTAGGGATGTACTCGCGCCAGTCCTCGTGCCAGTGGCTCTGCTGATTCAGGACCAAGTTGGCCAGGCCGCCCATGGCTGCCGCCTTTTCTATTTCATACGCTTGGAACGTCACCACCTGAACCTCTGCGCCCGTGTCCCCCTTGGGGTTCAACAGGTGGAAGTATTGCATAAAGGTGTCAACGCCCTCGAATCCCTCGGCCTTGGCGTCGTCCTCGGTGATGCTGTCCAGCCGTTCCAGCCTGGTGGACTCGATGCGCAGCGCGAACTGGCACAACCAGCTGGGCATGTGTATGGAAGGCTTCAGCACCCAGCCTGCCGGTGGGCTGTATGCCGGCCTGCCGCCGGTGCCTTGGATGGCCATGGCCACGTGGTGCTTCAGCTCGTGGTAATACCTCGGGTCTGCCTTCATGCCGCGCTGCACGAACCAGTTGCAGCTGGCCAACACCCACTCGCCCTGCTCGTACTTCCTGGCGTTCATGCGCCTGGTCTGCTTCTTGTCGCCGGCCTCGATCTTGGACAGCATGTAATGCGTGAAGGGCAGCCGCTTCACAGTCGCCCCTCGCTGCACACCTCGGCCCTGCAACGCTCAGCAGCGCGCGCGTCGCCGTACGTGCGCCGGCAGCAGTCGCACTGGAAGATGGTAACCAGCTGGAATGCGCCGCACTCGATCGGCTGCCACGGTGTCGAAACTTGGCCGCGCCGCTTGTCCTCGCCGGCCTGGATGGTCAGAGTGGTGACGCCGTTGTGCGTCGGTGGTGGTGGCACGCCTCGTGCCCTGTATACGCTGTGTGGTTGTGACATAAGAACACCCTGGGGCCGATCAGCTCAGCCGCCAGGGTGTTATTATAGCACCGTGCTGCACGGTGCAGCCCGTTTTACTCGGGGTCCTCGAAGTTTCGATCGGCCAGGGATTCCACGAACTCCACCAGCTCCTCGGTCGCAGCTTCGCGCGCAGCCAGGACTTCCTGGAAGTCTGCGCCGGTCTTGTCGCAGATGGCCTTTACAGCCGATCGGGGCACGGTCAGCGCGCGCTGCAGGGTATCACGCCCAAACGCACGATAGACCAGGACGCCCAGTTCGATCAGGCTGGTGTTCAGCTGCGGCAGCTTCGTGGCCTTCTGCCTGCCGATGATGCCAAGGTCCTCGGCCACCTGGTCGCCCACCTGGTCGTCGGGAATGTCGGCCAGGGCCTCGATGAACGCCACCCACGCCTTGGCCGCTTCGTTGCGTTCCTCTAGGGCCAGCTCGGGATCCGCGCCGGTCTTCTTGCAGATGCTTCGCACCCAGTTCTCGGGTGGGGTCAGGGCACGCTGGACAGCGGCTTCGCCTTGGGTGACCAAGATGGCCAAGGCTAGGGTGATGATGGTGTGGGTCTTCATTTCAGCCCGATTCTACCCACCGGCAGGTCTGGGGATGGCCAACCACAACCAGAACTCCGCCCCGTCGCTGCCGGTGGGTAGTCGCCGGGCTATTGTGCCGGCTTGTCGTCGTCCCTGCTGTCGATGTAGTGCCGCACGATGGCCAGGGATTCGCGCACGCGCTTGGGTATCGGGATGCCTAGAACTGCCGCGTGTTCGGTGATGCTCAGCAGCTCATTCACCAGCCACCAGACGGCAGCCAGGCCGCCGAACGTGATGGTGACCTCGAACCCCAGCACCGAAAAGTTCACCGCCAGCAGCAGCCCATCGAACAGGCACGCCAGCAGCACCGTGAACGCCATCAGCATCTTGCGCATGATGCCTGCTCTGCTGATGCTGCTGGCCGCCTTCTTGTGTGCGAACGCTACAGCCAGCCCGAACAGGAAGTCGCTAAACGTGGCCGCAAGATACAAAACCATAAAGGGCAGCGTGATCTGCCAGTCAGTCCTAAGTGCTTCCTTGAATGTGTCCATGGGGTTGCCTACCGTTTGGTACTGCCGCCCCTGGCTGCAGCTGCATCAGAATCTACCCTCCAGCAGCTGCAGACGTGGTGCCCTGTTCCTCGATCTTGCGCCGAATCACTTCCATGCCCATGATGTTGCGCGCCTCGGCCTGCCGATCTGCCGGCAGCGATGCCACGAACTTGTCGCGCTGTTCGCGCCTGGCCTTGGCTGCCTCGGCATGCACTTGCAGCTCTTGCTCGATCTGCTTGCGCTGCTCCAGGTCCAGCGATGGCTTGGGGGCTGTCGATGCCGGCAGTGCCTTTACTGCGCCATCTATGCGCGCCTCGATCGTGGCCGCCAGCTGCTTCAGCGTCGTGCCCTCGGGCAGGGGTGACGGTCGTCGTCGCAGGCCGTTGTCATACTCGCAGTCCAGCATGCTGGCCCAGTAGGGCAGGCCCTTGTTGATGGCGTTGCGCCGGCTGGTCACGCACACCCTGCCATCCTCGCAGACATACACCGGGTCGTTTATCACCCCTGGGGGGTTGCGCTTGTGCTTCAGCGCGCGCATGGCGTTCACCAGCTCGGCACTCGATGGGAACCACCGCAGTGATCTGCGCACCTCGTGGCCGTCGGCCATCACGTCGCCCAGCTCGATGCCCGCGTCGGCCAGGTCCATCACGTACAGGCCGACGGTTTCAGGGTCCTGCAAGTCGAACCCGCGCAGCCGCTCGGAAGGCATGGGCAGGCCGGCCTTCATCATCAGCAACAGCATGGCGTCGACGGCAGCCCACAGTTGTGGGTTCCTTGCATAAACGCCGTCGTACCATTCCTGCTGCACCTTCTCAGGCTTCTGACTCATTACCAGCTCCCAGCGCGTGTGCCTGGCCGTTTTGGGCCGCAGCTGCTCGTATCATCTGCTGCCGTTGTTCCATGGTCTGCACCATAGTCTGCACGCCATGCCGCACGCTCTTACCATTTACAGACGCTGCAGAACCGGGTTCTGGTTTCCATTCGCGCGCCACGTCCTCGATGATGCCCTGCCACTGGCCGCCGGCAGCCCTCTGAACGGCATGCACGACAGCCGCCAGTGGGTACTTGTCCCACCAACCGCAGTTAGTCACGCGCAGCCCGTAGACGGTGGGCATGCCCTTGCGCTTGTCGGCCTTGCGCGCCTTCACCCACTCGATCATGGCTTCGCGAAGCTCGGGGCAGCTGGCATACGGTTCGCGCACCTCATAATCGCCATCCTTCACGTGCAGCGTAGGCCAGTCCTTTGCGAAGTCGGGCACAACAATCGCCGCAGATGCAGCCAGGTCGCCCTCTTGTCTGTCTGATGGATGTTCTGATGTATGTTCTGATGTATTGGGTGGCGTGGTGCCGCACCCCCCTGCGGCATCAGGCCGCACCCCCCTGCGGTCTGTCGTCGCACCCCCTGCGGCATGGTGCCGCACCCCCTCTGCCGGGGTGTGGCATGGTGCCGCACCCTGTTCGGTGGGTTGGTCTGGGCCGTCGGCCAGCTGCTTCAGCCGCTGCACGTCCAGCCTGTAGACGCTCGGGAACCCTATGCGCTCGGCCACCAGAACCAGCACGCGCTGCTCCTCCAGTTTCGCCATGATGCGCTGAACCGTGCGCCTGTCCAGGCAGCAGCGTGTTGCTATGGTGCCCTTCGCTGGCCGCACGTTGTTGCCTTCGTCGTCGGCACGATCGGCCAAGGCCAGCAGGATCAGCTTCTCGGCTGGGGTGTCGGTGGGAATGTCCCAGACCTGGCTCATAAGTCTGATGCTCATGCCAGGGCCTCGGGTTGTTGAAGATGTCGCCGGCCTCGTGCCAGCTGGGTGTGTCGGGTAACTGCCATTTTGTCGTTTTGTCTTGTGGTCGTTCCAGCCCTCACTGCGCGGACTTGCACGGCCTATGGCAGTTACCCGTCTAAGGTATGGCCAGCAGCCGCGCAGTGAAGTGTTCTCTGGTTCGTTGGGTTCTATTATAGACGTTTACGCCTGCCACAGCGTGCTGCCCATTATAACCTGAAGGGTTTCACCTCCTGCGCTGGCACGATCTGCACGAACAGCCTGGCCCTGATGTTGTCAGGCTTGCCAGCTGCGCCGCCGGTGATGGCCACGTGTTCGGCCCTGGTCAGGTACCAGGTGCGCCAGCCCTTGATGCTGCGCACGTCGTCGGTGCCATCCTTGGGTTCATCGCCCTTCTTGGCAGGTGGTGGCTTGGGCAGCACGCCGGTGTCGACCAGCACGTCGCCCACGCACTTCTGCACGTTGTCCCAGTCGCGCGACTCGATGAAGCCACGGCCACCGAACACCCACAGATACACCACCACCGGGCCATCGAACTGGCCGGCCTGATACTTCTGCAGGATGGCCTTGGCGGCCCGTTGTGCCCAGGCCGTGTATTCCTTGGTTGGGAACGTCTGCACCCACAGCCGCAGCTTGCCCTTGCACCTCGGGCACACCTGGCCAGGCTGCGACGGTGGTGCCGGCTGGCACTGCACGCGCTGCTGGTTCCGATGGTTGCCACTTGGCACCAGGTTGTACTTGTCGCCTTCCTTGCCGGCCATCCAGCCGAATAGTTCCACCGCGTCCTTCACGATCGTGTTGCCCTCGTGGTAAAGAACCCATCCAGGTCTGGCTCGTTCTGGTGAATCAGCCGCGCATAGTACGCCCGGTGGTTGTTGGACAGCTTGAAGGGGAGGCCGTCGGTGTCGGTCGTGGTCAGGCTCTGATACCTCAGAACCTCCCACAGGGCAGCGATGCCATACCGCTGCACGCCTCGGCTGCGCAGCTCCCTGGCCATGGCCACCAGCCGCCGGTACACCTGCGGGTTGGCCTCGTGGTAGACGGTGAACCGCTGCTGTAGTGTCTGCTTGGGCCGTTTCGGTCGCCGCTTGTTGCGCGCCTCGATGCCCTTGCGAATGTGCCGGGTGTGGCTCCGAACGACGACGACAGCAGCCTCTGGAATCTGCCCAGGTGCTGGCTGCTGCGCTTCGCCACCGAACAGGCTGCCCTGTGTCACGGCACCAGCTCCAGCAGCCGAGTCGCCGGCAGTTCCCTGCAGATTTCGCCGGCCAGGTCGCCGTCGACCTTCTTGCCCACGAACACCATGCCACCGTTGCCATCGGGCACGTGGTTGCCCCACTGCTTCCACCAGAAGGCTGCGCCGTAATCTCGGCACGCCTGCCTGATTCGCAAGGCCCACTCGAACTGCATGGGCCGCGCCTGGTCACGGGCACCCGATTCGCCGCCAACAATCGCCCAGTGAATCTGCCCAGTGGCCAGCCACTTGCCGATGTCCACCAAGTCGCCCACCAGTGGCTCGCAGGACAGGCCACGCACGCGCGCCGGCAGGTCCAGCAGCACGCTGCACCGCTCATTTAGCCGTGGGTTGTTCTCAGCCGACACCATGGCCCATGCGTTGGCCGGCCAACCGTCAGCCATCCAGTGGCCATACCCGCATTCATCCAGCAGACGGGCTGCCAGCTCGGGCCGCTTGGTCAGCAGCAGGAAGTCCAGGCTGGTGCATGATTCCACCAGGGCCAGCATCCTGGCGCGATGGTCGCGCAGCTCGGGCCGATCTTCCCAGATGTCACCGAACGACATGCAGAACACCCGCCGCCGTTCGCCTGCATCGATGGCCGCCTGGTTCCACTTGGGCACCTGCTTCCAATACGCCTCTGCGCGCAGCTGCCGGCTGGCCTTGGGGCCAAACACGTCCAGGCCGTACCGCTTGGTGTCGCGCTCTGCATAGCAGAACTTACAGCCCTCGGACACCTTCGTGCAGCCACTCCAAGGGTTCACGGTGTGATGGCACCAGCTGATGCCTGTTACTTCGCCCATTACTTTCCACTCCAAGGCAGGGCCAGGTTGCCAGGGGCTTGCCCCTTCTCGATGGCCTGCATGACCTGGGGTAGTGCAACCTCTGCCAGCGTCTGGCCTTGGCTGCCCACCACGATATCGCCCACGAACGCCTGCTCCACAGTCTGGATGCCTTCCTCGATGGCCACCAGCCTGGCCTTAATCAGCGCGCCCAACGCACGCATGCGCCGGGCCATTTCCTGCTTCACCTTGTCGGCCTGCTGCTCTGCCGTCGCCGGCTTCCAGCTCGTGGCGTTCACCTTCACGCGCGTGAATCGCTCCTCGTTGGGGTCTGGCTTGGGCACGCTCAGCCGGTAGGCCACGCCGTTCACGACGAAGGCCACCACGAACTGGGCAGTGTCCTGCATGGTCATTTGCTGGGTGACACCGATGCCACCCAGCATGCCGCCGATCTCGGCCAACGTGCGCTCGATCGGCACCTCGGTGCCTTCTGCATACCGCCTGCTCATTCGTCCCCCCAGTCGCCAAGGTTGGGCTGCTGGCCAGGCTCGTGCGCACTGGTTGCCGGCAGTGCCTGGACGGTCGCCGCCGGCAGTGCCTGCTGCGCGTCGTCCTCGGTCACCATCGTGCCGTCCACCACCTTCATCGGTATGCCCAGCTTAAATGCCACTTGCGCCATCTTGTCTGCCCCTTCCAGGGCCTTCATCTTCTCGAAGTGGTCCATGGCCAGCGCGCGCAGTTCGTCGTTGCTCTGGTCCAGCCGAACGGCCAGCACGGGGTACGTCTTGCCGCCGCCCTTCCTGATGTCGATGGCCAGCCGCGCGCGAATGTGGGCACCCATCTGGGCCAGGGCCTCGATGCCGTCCATGATGGCCGGCACTTCCTGCGCTGCATAGAAGCTGCCCGTGGTCACTTGCCACAGGCCGACGTCGGGCAGGTTGGGAATGCGCACGAACAGCCGGCACGACAGGCTGCAGACGTTGCTGCCCTTCAGTTTGGCCTTGGCCGCCCTCTCGATCGGGTCACGTGGGCAGACGCAGGGGCCGCCACGTTCCACGCCTTCCACGATCGTGCAGCCGTCACACCGTCGCACGCACTGCTTGCTGCCCTTGCCGCCCACCTGCGCCCACAGCTCGTACTGGGTGCTGGCTGCTACGTTGCTTATCTCGATCGGCAGTTCGTTCGTCTTGGTGATGATCTGCCACGCCTGGCTGCCACCTGGCCACGGCACCACCTGGCCGCCGAATATCTGGGCAGCTCGGTCCAGCGCGCGCTTGTCGTTGCTGGTCAGCCTGAACGTGGCCAGCCGCTTGCCGACGCTGTTGGGGCCGGCAGACTGTTCGCCCAGCCTGATGATGCCGCACCGCTTCATCTTGGCCTGAATGTCTAGGACTCTCACTTCGCACCACCTTCCACCAGCTTCAGCGGCAGGCCGGGCTGGTTGGGGTCCACCTTGCGCACGGGCACGCCCTTCATCGTCTTGGGATGCTCGGGCTGGAACATGGCCTCCCACAGAACACGCGCATACAGGAAGGCCCGCATGGGTTCGCAGTCGTGTGGGTCGTCGCACTTGCGGATCCTCGGCCAGTGCCGCAGCTTCACGCCATCGGGCTGCACGTACAGGTTGGCCATCCAATCCAGTTCAACCATCGGCACCCGCTCTGCCGTGTTGGGCACGCCAATGTGTTCAGCGTAGAAGTAGGCCGCGCCCTGCAGCTCGTGGCTGGGCTGGTCTGACTTGCTGCCCTTGGCGTCCACCATGCCCACCGGCCCGATGGCGTCCAGCTCGGGGTACCCCTGCAGCTTCAGCACGGTGTCCAGCGTGCCGGCATAGTTGTACGTGTCGCTCATTACCACGGCCTCGGCCATCAGAACATCAGCCACGTGGCGATCGCACCACAGCAGCAGCTGCCGCACGTACTGGTCGCAGTAGTCGGGTGTCAGGGTGAACCCCTTGGCCTGAATCAGCCCCTGGGTGTAGTCGGTGACTTCGTTGGAACTGATGCGCAGGCCATACGCCCATTCCTCTAGTGCGCCGTGCAGGATGCTGCCACGGTTGGCGCGCTTCCTCATTTCCCTGGGGCCGGCCTTCTTAATCCAGTGCATGCCGAAGTTCTTGGGCCAGCTCGGTGGCTGCAGCTTGTTCAGTAGCAAGTCGATGGCCGCCACTTCCACGGTTTCGCCGCCGTCCTCGTTGTCGGTGTCCACCCACACGGGCACGGGTGTCTTGGTTCTGGCTGCCTCGGCCAGGAAGTTCACGTACTCGGCAGTGAACCAGTGTTCAGCGTGCCGCATGCCGCCTGCCATGAACTCGTCCAGCACCGTAGTCACCGATGGGTACATGGTCACGGCCTCGGGGTTCTCGGCCAGGGTTGGGTGTGGCCATCGGTAAATGCCGGTGGCGTCGTCGCGCAGGTCCGTGCCGTGCTTCCACGTCGGCTGCCCTTCAGTTTGCTGTGTGTTGGTTGGTTTCATGGGGTTGTGGTTGGGTTGGTCCTTAGTCGTCGCGCCCAAGTGCTTCCAGCTTCGTGGGCTGTTCTTGGTCCTGCGCGTCGCCTGGCAGTTCACCGTTGGCACTTTGCCACCGTCGCTGCATCGTTTCGTGGAACAGGTTGGGGTACGCCTCGGCCAGCCGTGGGCTGTCGTCGTCGTCCACCAGAATGGCCGCCATGATGAACACGCGCGCCGGGATGCCCTGGTCTGCCAATGCCTTGGCGTCCAGGTAATGCAGCTGCCGCACGTTCTCGGGCATCAGCTGGCCGCCTCGATCGGCTGCAGCTCCTTGGCCCACTTCACCCACTTGAACAGGGTGCGATCGCTCGGCATGTGCTTGCCCCACTTCTTGCGCAGCTCTGCAGTGGTCAATGCCTGGCCCGCTTCGTTCTCGCCGCGAACGTCGCCAACGAACTCGTGCCGCTTCTTGATGGGCACGGCAGGCTTGGACCCCCCGCCGTGCGTGTCGCCTGGCCAAGCCAGATCATAAGTTCTACCGGCATGGGTCGTGCCGGTGATGGGTTTCTGTTCCATACGCACGGCATTATACTGCATGATGCGCGCCGATGGTGCAGCACGGTGAAGTTTATGGTAGGATTCCAAAACGGCCAGCGCGCACCGCCTCGATCATCACCACCACCCACGCGCGCAGGTGGTCACAACCACGCACCCCAGGGGGGCACCTCGTAAATGAACCAAGAACTGTACAAGCTCGAAAACACTGTCCGCAAGGCAGAATCGGCTTGGGATAGGCAGATGAAACGAGACGGGCACCTAAAGAAGGAATCCCGCGACATTTCCACCTGCACCCCGGCCACCATGTCACCCACCGCGCGCGCTTTCTATCACGAATACACCGCCGCCAAGACGAAGCTGGACGACGAAGCCAACCGCACCAACCTGTTCGGAGGCAGTCCTGCCGCCCCGAACGACGGCCTGGACGACGACGACACCGACGACGACGAACAGCAGCCCCGTGGTCGCAGGGGCAAGGGCAAGGCCAGCCACCTCCAGGTGGTCACGCCGGCAGCAACACCCGAAAACGTGCAGACGCCCGACGGCATGCCCGTGAAGGTCGTGGCACCCCAGCTGCTCGATGACTGGCGCGCCCTGTGCGCTGCCGAGTCGCTGGGCAAAAAGAACCCCACCGCCAAGGTGATCGTGCTGGAAGGTGGCACCTGGGTCTGCACCCAGGTCGGTGAAGGCTTCGCTGTGCTTACCCGCTGCGTCACCGAACACGAATACGAAGGTGAACGCCACGACAGCATGGAAGGCAGGGACCCCGACGACACCGCCGGCTTGGTGTTCCGCTCTGGCCCTGGTCGTTCGCCGCAGTATGTCCTGATGAACTCGGGGCAATCTGTCGCTGCTGTTGCTGGGGACCCTCTGCAGAACGTTCAGCTGCAGACGGGCACCGACGAATAAGCCACCGCCGGCAGGCACAGAAAAGGCCCCCGCCCTTGATCTGGGTGGGGGCCTTCTCGTTTGTTGGGCATCAGCTCACGACGCGATACCTGAACCCCATCATGGGCCGCATCAGCTGGTCGCTGCCGAACTGCTGGCCGGTCGTCGGGTTGCTGCCTGGCGTGTACGGGAATGCCTGCGCGCCTGCGCTTAGTTTCTTCATCTGGTAGCCCAGGGTTGGCCGGCCTTGGTCAGCACACTGGCCAGCACTCCAAGTGCCCTCGATGTGGACGCCCAGGAAGTACCACGTGTGCGCCTTGAACACGCGCCTGGCCGCCGTCGTCTTGGTGGCGATGCCCCAGCTGATACTGCCGGGTGATGCTATCACGTCGTTGTTGGTCACCCTGGTGTGGCCGGTGCCCTGGCCCACGATGTCCTCGACTGCGCCGCTGAACATGATCGGGCCGACTTGCCCAGTGCTGGCCATTTCGTGGAACCATGTGCGGATCCTCGCAGTGGTGGCGTCGCTGCTCGGCAGCTGGGGGCCGAACACAAAAATAACCTGGTCCACGCTGGCGTTGTGCGTGAACATGAACGGGATGTACCCAGGGGTCTGGTTCCCGCTCGTGGGCAGCGCGATGGCGTTGGTGACGCTCACAGGGTTGCCCAGCAGCAGCTGCTGCGTGTTCACGAACTGGTCGACGCTGCCGATGACGCCATAGCTGCGCAGCGTCCAGTATCCCGTCGACGTGTACACCACCTCGATCCATGCGCCAGGCAGGACCAGCACCGCGCTGCCGGCAGTCACACCGTCAAGATTCACGCCGCCAGGGGCCGCCAGGGTGATGTTGTTCACGCCTGCGTTGCCAGACACGTCGCGCACAATGAACCGCTGGCCGATCTTGGGCACCACGCCAGCACCAGTGCCTGGCAGGGTGTAGGTCGCAGCTGCCGAGTGATTCGACAGAATGACGCCCTCAGTCTTCAGAAGGGTGGCCGTGGCCGTCTTGGTGGTGACTGCCAGCAGGCCGGCTGCAAAGTCGTCCAGCAGCGTCATGTTGCCGTTGATGGTGACTTCCTTCTGGTTCTGGCCGGGGTCCAGGTTGGTCAGTCCTAGCGTCGCAGTGGTGGACATGGCCAGATAATACCGCCAGCCCTACACAGGGCCGACGGTTTCAATGGTGGGGTGACCTCGGCCAACCAACGGGGACACCTGGTACAGCTTGATGCCCAGGGTGCTGGGCACGTCTATCATGTCGGTGGCTTGCATGGCTGCCGTGTAGGTCCACGTTGGGCTGGTCAGGCCCGTGGCCGATCGTATCAGGGTGGTGTACGTGTCGTCCCACACCTCGATGTCGTACAGCTCGATGGACTCACCCAGGGGCACCGTGCCGCTGCCGCCGTTGGCCAGTTCGTCGCCCCACCTCGATCGGTATTTCCAAGTGAACACCAGGTCGCTGTTGGCTTGCCGTGCCACGGCCAGGTTGCCCGGCCCCCACGGTTTCCGCGCGTTGCCGACTAGCTGCACGCTTGTGGTGGGGGTGTTGGTGTAGTCTGCGCCGGCCTTGCCCACGTCGAATGCGTGCAGCGTCTTGGTGCCGCCAACCTCTGACAGGTTGGCCTTGAATCTCAGGGCCGTGTCCTCGGTCAGAAGTGCCACCATGGTGCCGGCTGCCTTCACCTCGCGCGCCAGGTATTCGGTGCCGCGTCGCCCTCGCAGCAGCCTGGTCAGCTGGTACGTGTCGTTGCCCAGGTCCAGGGCACTGACATACTGCACAATCTCACCGCCAACCACCAGGACGTTCGCGCCATTCAGCACGTCCAGGTCCGTCGCGCCGGCAGGTGGGGTGCCCTTGACGCCGCCCACCTCGGCCACGGTGATGGTGAAGCTGTCGCCGTTCACGAACGCCGTGCTGCCTGCCGTGATCTTGAACCGCACCTCGTTGCTGAACACCGTGCCGACAGTTCCCGGGCCCACGGTAACGCCCAGGGGGTCGTACACCCTGAACGACGTGGCCGACAGCATCAGCACCGAATAGTTGCCGGTCAGCACGCCGCTGGCCGTCGTCGGGTCCTGCATTTCCAGGATGCCGTTGCCGGTGTTCGCGCCGGCTGCCGTGCCGTACGCCCCATAAACCCGTTCCAGCTGGAAGGTCAGCACGCTGGTGGTGTCCCAGACATTCGGGCCGGTGTACGCTGCCAGCGTGCCGGTCAGCCTGCCGATGGTCCCACGCACTGCGTGGCTGTTGATCTGGGTCTGCAGCTGGCCGCCGATGTCTCGAATGCCGGCCTGGTTCATCACCTTGGCACCTGGCCAGCCCGTGCGCGCCGTGGCCACCACTGTAATCAGGCTGCAGCCATCGAACGACGCATCGGACGTGGGCACCAGGGCATTCAGGTCGCCGGCATAAATCACGGGTGCGTACGCCTCGGTGACGCCCCCACCGCCGCCGTTTGGTGGCGCAGAACCGTCGCCCGTCAGGGTGTAGATGTCTGGGTCGTCGGGCACCATGGTGAACTCGATATGACCAAACAGACCCACCAGCTGCTTCACGATCTTGAACCGCTGCACAACGCCCGACGGCATGGGCATGTTCACCACGTCGGTGGGGGTCCATGCGATGTATCGCCACGGCAGGCACACCTTCATGGTGTCGCGCTGCAGCTGCCGCATGGCCAGGTACCTGCGCGCGATGGCCATGGCGTTGGTTTCGGTCATTACCACCGGCAGGGGCAGCTGCTCGGCCTTGCGCACCAACGTGGCCTCCCTGCTTGTTGACTGGGTGAAGGTCTGGAAGTCGATGGCCTGCGAGTGGTACACCACGTCCACCTTCTGCGGGGTTTCCAGCTGCTGGCCTCGTGTCAACTGGAACAGGTCAGCCTGCGGATCTGGAGTTCCTGCCCCCAGGTGGCTCGTGTCGATCGTGCCGACAGGGTTGCCGCCTCGCAGCACCGCCTTCAGCTTGTAATCCACGTCCACGAAGTCGAACATGTACGCATCCTGAAGGGTGGCCAGGTGCTGCCGCGCCTCTGCGCGCTGGCTCAGCACCATGCCGTCGACCTTCAGGCCGGCCAAGGCTGTCAGGTCACGGTTGCCGGCAGGAATGCCAGGGATGCCTGCGCTGGGGTCGCCGGCCTGGTCCATGATGTCGTTCACCACGTCGTCCAGGTCCATGCGCCCGTTGGCGTCGGTGCCCTCGCTTTCCACCTCGAACGACATGCTGGGGGCACGCCCGCCGAACTTGTGGATGGGCAGGTCCTTGAACACCACCAGGACACGGCCACGGTAGGCCGGGCAGTCGTCGGTGCCGATCAGTGCTTCCAGGGTGGGGCTGGCGTCTTGCGTCTGGGTCCCCAGGTACACCTCGATGTTGGCCAGGACCAGGTACGCCGCCAAGGATGGCCTGCGCCCGTCTGCCGTGGCTGGCCGGCCAGACCAGCCTGCCTGCTCGGGCCGATCATCATACACCACGCCGTTGTCGAACCAGATGCGCCTGATGCGCTTTACAGGGCCTCGGGACACCACCACCGCGATGGTCTGGTAATACTCGTACCCGTTGATGTTGGCAGTGGGTTGGCTCTTGCCCATTTACTTCTTGCCCCCGCCGCCGCCGCCTTGGTTCACAATGACCTCGCGCACGTCGCCAGCATAGACCACGACGCACCCAACACGTTCGCGCCCGTACACCGTCGGAATCGGCACCCCTTGGCTGGAAC